ATGGACATCGCTCACGATCTCGACCGGCTCAGGGATGAAGAAGCAGAGCTGGAATTACAGCTGGCGGCTCTCAGGGCCAAGCGGGTCGCGCTGGAGAAGCGGGTCCGGCCAGCTCGGCAGGAATCGACCCGTCCGATCCGCGATTTGGTAGCCGACATGCTCGACGAGGCCGCCACCCCACTCAACTCGCTCATGCTGGCTGGCATCATTCGACCGCTCCACGGCCGGACCGTACCCGCGACCCGGTTCGGAACGCTTTCCAACGATGAGGCCAAATCCTACGATTCCTCCCGGGTTCGTCCCGTCTACCTCTGCCATTGTCTGACGCACGACCAAGGGCGAGCAGTGAAGCGTTTCTGGGCCCGGTCCGACTGGCCGCTTGCGGATCGCATCGTGGGTCCGATGAGTGGCCGGATCCTTTTCCTCCGGGGTGCGGCTTGGGCGATCGATCTCGCGCGACGGGTGGAAGCCGGAGAACTTATTGCGGAACAGCCGGAAGTTCTGCAGTACGTAGCCGCTGACCAGGCGCGCGATGCCGGCCTTTCGGTACGGCGCGGCGAGTTTCCGTACGACGAGTGGCTTAAAGCCATCTCCGGTGCACTCGACCGCCACTCGGATCACGATCGCGTCCTGCGCGAAAAGGCGGCTCTTGAGCTCGCCGCCCGCCTCAATGACCGAGAACTCCTGTTTGGGTCACGCAACGGCCTCGTGTCTCTGCCGGGGTCTTCGCCCTCCTGGAGGAGTGCGATCGATGAGCGTTAAGGGAAGCACGGCACTGGTTCGCCTCGCGGGTAACCCTGAGTGCGAAATCCTCGGCGCGATGGTGCTGCAGGAAGGTTCGGAGAAGCGCTTCTACGAACGGGTCGTAGGCCAGCCCTACGACCGCGAATTTGGCGAGCGTCAGTCGTCAAAGCGGCGTGGTGCCCAGTTCGAGCGCAACGCCTTCGCTGGAGATGCCCGCCTGCTCCGCGAGGCTTTCGCAAACCAGGTGGGTACCACCGCCGACCGGGTGATGGTGCGCAACCTGATGGATGATCATCCGGGCTCGAAAGACGACGCCCGGATCGCGCGGCTGCGCATCACCCGTGATATCCTCGCCGATCGGCTGGCCGGTCGGACGGCACCTGACATCATCGTCCAGCCGCAATTGCTCCTCCCCACTCGGCCGGGTCCAAAGCCCTATTTCTTCATCGCACCCGACCTCCTCGTCTGGACGCCGGAGAGTGGCACCTATCTCCCGGGCGACCTCAAATCGTTCATCGTGCGAGAGAACGAGGTTTCGGCCGGCGACCTCGCTCGGGTCCGCCTGCAGCTCGGAGCCCAGAACCTAGCGCTGCGCCACGAATATCACCGTCTTGACGAGACGGTGATCGTTGCGCCGCTGGGCATGCTCGTCTTCTCCAAACCGAACGGACTCGCTCCTCATGCTCCCCGGGTTGAGGACATCGGCGGCGCCATTGAGGCCGTCCAGATCGGTATTCGGGCGTTCCTGCGCCATCGGCAGCGGGTCGACGAGCTCCGGGCAGGGGCCGAGCCCTACACTGTTGTCGGCGACCTCCAGCCCAGTTTCAAAGATTCGTGCCTGGCTAGCTGCGTCATGGCTCAGTGGTGCCGCCAGCGCGTCGCCGGCACCGCGGCCGACATGGGCGACGTCGCCGGCAGGATGCTGGGCGGAGCCACGATTGATCACCTGCTAGCCCTCATGACGGGCGCGGCGGCACCCATCGACGAACAGCAGCGCATCATCGCCACCGAGCTCCGCGCACTAGGCGGTCGCGATGCAATCGGGAGGGCAGCATGAACGGGTTCGAAGATAGTCTCCACCGGGTGCTGGCACGCAGCCGACGTCAGGCGATTTCGGCCCGGACGTCCAGCCGGCTCTCGCCCGATCCTGACGTCACCATCGGTGTCGCGACAATCAAAATTGTCACTGAGGAGCACATCCAGGCCCTTGCGTTCGGTTCCCTGGACCAGGAGCCAACCATCGTCGTCCGCCTGGATCCGATTGGTCGAGACGTCAGCGATCTGCTGCCTTTCGCGCGCTTCCTTGACGAAAACGTCACCCGAGCGATGAGCGCCGGGGCGCCGCTGCGGGTCTGGATCCCGCATGCTATCACGCTTGAGGCACTTGACGTGCTTGGGCACCGCTACTGGCGCAACAGGACCGCTCAGCACGAGATCGTGCGAATGGGTGAACTGTGCCGTGTGATCGCGCATGAGGCGACCATTCCGGGCCAGCAATTGGTCGCGGACGCAACCGCCCTGCTGCAAGACCACGTGGTCACCGGAATGTCTCCAATTGAGGAGGGGCACCTCGATGCGATCCTTGCCTGGTTCGATCCTTCCGTGCCGGATCCCCTAGTGGAGTCGCGCGAGCGAGTAAGGCTGCCCGCGTCAGGCATCCTACCCAACACGCCCGATCATCCAGAGGACGATCGAATCGATCGACTGCGCAAGGAAGCGAAAGCGGCGAGGGGATCGCGTCGAGCCCGCCTTGAGGCGCAGATCGCCGCCATCCTCAGGCATTGGGTGCGTCGCGAGTGGCAATTACTGGTCGAGGGCCGACAAGCTTTCCTCGGCCTAGGGTTGCCCTCCTCCGGATTAGATGAATTGGTCGCGGACTCGAGCAAGCGGGTCGGCGATGCGCTGGCCAATGGCTTTTATCCGGCTCGCCAGCCGCACCGCTTGGCGGCCGAGCTGGGAACGATGGAGGCTGGTGAAGAGAAGGCTACGTTCGCGGCACTCGAGAACGATCCGATGCTTCGGCAACAGGCGATTCGGGCAGGCGGTGTAGTCGCCGGAGAGGTCGGTGCGGTTCGCCAGCCGCGGCCTGGTTACAACCCATGCTCGATCGATATCCACTCACAGCAGGGTGTGAACCGGCTCCGCCAGGACGACAAAGTCCGCATCCTCGGCACCAATGTCACCGGCGTGGTCCGGGGGCTGTCCTCGATTCCAGGAGGGGTTAGGATCGACCTCGAGATCAAGACCGGAGTGAGGACTCGTCACGTCCTCACAACCGGCGCACCAGTGGAACTCGTCCGTGCCCCGTTCGCGTTCGTAAATTACCGCGCACTGAGCGCGGTCGCAGCGCAGCAGCCATGGGTCTTTTACAGTTCGGCGCCGCCGGTCCTTTCCGCCCGGACACCTCCAGTTATTTCAGCACTTGCCGCCGCGCAGGCCATGAGGCGCCCGTGACCGTCGCACTCCAGCAAGCTCTCGACCAGGCCGACCGGGTCATCGACGAAGCCGTCAGGGAAGCCCTGTTCGGCACCGCGCCCTTGTCGATCACGAAATCGCCACCGGGCGCGGGCAAGACCTTCCTGGTCGAATGTGCCGGGGCAGTGGCCGTCGGTGCTCCTTCGATGCGCGTGGTAGTGGTCACGCCGGGTGTAAGCCAGCTCTACGACATCGCACGACGCTTCATCGAGTACCAGCTTCCCCGCCTCCAGCTTGCTCATGCCACGCACCGAGTTCTGCCAGCGGACCTCGTCGGCCAGATCAACGCGTTCAATGGGTGGGACACGGCGCTTAACCTCGGGCCCGGGATCGTGCTTACGAATGCCCATCTCCTCGCGTCCCATCTCCATCGTTTAGGACCCGGCAGCTTCGACCTAATGATTGTGGACGAGGCCTATCAGCTGTCGGCGTCAGATTTCCTGCCGATCGCCCATCTTGCGACACGGGTGCTGATGGTCGGTGATCCTGGCCAACTCGAGCCGGTCAGCTCGGCCGACACGACCAATCTTGAGGCGGGCGAGCATAAAATTCATTGGTCGGCGCCCGCTTACATCCTCGATCGCTTCCCAAACACGCCGGTGCACGGCCTGCCGGTCACCCGCCGCCTGCTTCCCGACACCGCAGCATTGGTCCAAGCTTCCTTCTATCCGGACCTACCTTTCGAATCGGTTGTGGATCGGGGCGATCGAACCCTCCGGTTCGGCGTTCCTGGCCTGGAACGGGGCATCGACGACGCGCTCGACGCTATCGCCGAGGGGCAGAGCCTGGTCGCGATAACGCTTCCGGGCGCGCCGCCACCCCACGAAGAGGCAGACCGAGAGGTAGCGCGCGTCATGGCCCGGTTGGCCGATCGCATCCTGACACGGCAAGCTGAATGGGTCGGGCGCGGCATTCTGGCCGAAGAGGACATCGGGTGCATCGATCCCCATGTGATCGCTGGCGGCGCCATTAGCGACGAACTGCGGCAACGCGGACGCGGCGGCATCCGGGTCGATACGGTAGAGCGCTGGCAGGGGTTGCAGTTGCCAATTGCAATAGTCCGACACCCCCTCTCAAGGGTCGGAACGCCCACCGCTTTCGATCTTCAGGCGGGGCGTTGGTGTGTTTCCCTGTCACGTCATCAGATCGGGTGCATCGTAGTCGGGCGAGAATCGGTGACGGGCGTCGTCGATGAGTATGTGCACGGCTGCGATACGGTTGCGGCCGGAGCGCGTGACAGCACCTGGGCGGGGTTCGAAGCCCACCGCACCATTTGGAACGCGCTCCTGGCAATGGGTCGCGTCTACCGAATCTGACCCGTCTTTCCTTAAGTGGCTTGGCCGGTGTCGGGTCGTATGGTGGCTAAGTGCTGCGGGGTCGAAGTTGCGCGCACCACTTGCTCGATCCGGTCAGCGGCGTCGCCAAGATCGTCGTGTTCCCATACACGCACAACCAACCAGCCGGCGGCCGCGAGCCTTGCATCGGTGTCACGGTCCCGAGCGACGTTGGCATCGATCTTCTCCCGCCACCAAGCGGCATTGTTCCGAGGCTTCGTACCGTGGACGGGGCAGCCGTGCCAGAAACACCCGTCCAGGAACACGGCAATTCTGCGCCGTGGAAAGGCGATGTCCGCAGTGCGTCGCGACCCCTCAAGAAGGCGTTGATGGACGCGATATCGCAGACCCCGACGATGGAGCTCGGAGCGGAGGGCGAGTTCTCGTGCGTTGTCCCGTTGCCGAGTCCGGGCCATTCGGCGACTGGTACTCGGATCTACCGCTTCCATTTGGTCAGGGCCGACCGAAGGCGTTAACATGGTCTTGCAAGTCGGAGCGGAACTTCGGATCGTAGCGGAGCGAACTAGCAACCAGGCGTGACAAGAAACCCGCGGCGGCTTTGCGCGAGAGAAGGGTGGGCCGCTGTCGTAGGAAGGACGCGAGGTGCTGGCGTGGCCGGCTCACTGGCCACTCCGAAGCGAGAGAACGCCCCCTCCTTCCGCCATGCCCCCAACCGGCCCCCGGCCAACTCCCTTCACTCGGGAGATCGCCGGCGTCCTGCTCTACGAAGTGGCTCCGTTCGGCCGTGAGCCGGGTTGCAATCCATTCGGCCATCGGAACGCTCACCGCATTGCCCACCATCCGCCATCGTCTACGGGCTGCGCGCGGATCGAAGTCCATGAGATCGGTCCAACCCGGCTCGAAGCCCTGCAGGCGTTCGGCGTCCTCAATGGAGGGCGTGGCAATTGTACCTGTTCGGGGGAACCAGATAGCGGGCGGCGAAGGGATGTGGAGTGCCGACCCGCCCTTCAGGGGCGGCACGGCGTCTATGGCCCACCCCAGACCGGTGTTTCCCTCGGTCCAGTAGAACCCGCACGCGTGGTTTCCGCGTTTGAAGGGCGCAGGAGGTCCTTCATCGACTCCTAGGAGCACGGGTCGTGGATCGTGCGCTTTCGACGCAAGCACAACTACGCGGCGTCGGCGCTGCGGCAGCCCGAAAGATCGTGCGTCGATCGTTCGATACGCCCAAGAGAGCCCCATCGATTCAAACTCCTGTGCAAGCAAACGAATTGCTCGCCCTCGATCGAGGCTCAGCATGAAAGGTACGTTCTCGAGCACGATCCACTGCGGAGTGACTGCTTTCTTGCGCAGCAGATCGAAGACCGAGCCGATGAGTCCTGAATTGGGGCCGGAGATTCCGACGCGGCGTCCGACCTGGCTAAGATCCTGGCAGGGGAAGCCCGCTGTCAGGACGTCGCAATCGGGCAGAGCGCTGAGGGCACGCACGTCTTCGGAGATCTCAGCGTCTGCGAAGCGCCGAGAAAGGACATGCCTTGCTGCGGGATCGAATTCGCACAGCATCGAACTGGAATGCCCTGCTCGGCGAAAACCCTCCTCAAGACCCCCGACCCCGGCGAACATGCCGGCGACTCGAAAACCGCAAGTCGTTGACGCCGGCATGGGATCGCGCCGATCCACTCTTAGCGGCTTACTGTCGATGACTTTGAGCGAGGGACGGGGTGCAATCACTGTCTGAAGTTGATGCGGGCTCTGAAGCGGAGTCACGTTGCCATCTCCGGATCCCTCTTCAAGCTACGATAGCTGGTGAGCCACACGTCGACCTCACGAAATGGATCCGGCCGAAGCGCGTAAAATCGACGCTGACCCTCAGGTCGAACCGTGACAAAGCCTGAGTCATGCAAAAGCCGAAGATGGCGTGACACGCCTGATTGATGGACACCGGCCACTCTGACGATGTCGCCGACCTGCTTTTCGCCGTTCCGCAGCGCTGCGACGATACGTCGCCTCGTCGGATCGGCAAGAGCTTCAAAGGCATCCATATACACGTCACTGTATATACATAGACATGCATATTGGTCAGTCAATCTCTAGTTGTGCCGACATAGCTGGGATCGGTTATTGCGCGGGTAGGCCCAACCAAATCCCTGCCGTTAAGCCAGCAAGGTTGGTGGTTTCAGGATCGCGACACTGAAATTGTCCAATGATTTGAGTGCCCGCTTCTGTCGTCTGTGGGGCACCAACGCTGACATACATCGACTGAGTTAACCGCCCTCCCGGCGGCAAGGTCGAGGAGCGCCGTGAGGCGACCCTCTATCGTGATCACCGTTCCCGTTCGGCCTTCGGCCGGCGCAACGGTGACATGATCGATGAGGGCGCGGACTTGCTGGGCAGCGGCGCGGCTAGCGTCCTCCGGCCCGGTCAGCAGCTCTCGCAGGTTAGTAATTCGCCGCCGGTAATCGTCGGCCACTCCTGGATGCAGAGCGATGACCGCGCCGGCGCCGACGTCGGCGATCGCCAGCTCGGCCGCGGCCAGGTCCGCCCGGCTCTTCTCCAGCGCCGAGCGAATCTCGCCGAACTCGGCTCCTCCGTCCGTCACAGCTCGAATAAGGCGGTCGACGTCGCGCTTCGCCTTGTCGCGCCGCCGCTCGGCCCGGGCGCGCTCCTTCGCTTCGGTGCCGGCCCGCTCCTGGGCCGCGCGGCGATATTCCCGAACAACCTCGGCCACGAGATCGGGATCGAGCAGCTGCTCCTGGAGGCCGGCGAGAACGCGCGCCTCGAGGAGATGGGTCTGGATCGTCCGCCCGTTGCCGCAGTCGCCGCGTTCACGCCGGTTGCCGCAGCCCCACTTCTCGGCACCGATGACCACGTAGCGGCCTCCGCAGCTTGCGCAGCGAACCAGGCCGGAGAGCAGGCGCTTCGGCCGGCGCTGCTGCTCTGCTCGCGTCCCGTCGAACCGGGCACGCCTCGCGCTCACGGCCTCCCACAGCTCATCACTGACGATCTGCAGCTCGGGCGCTGGGCGCACCGTCCATTCTTCGGGCGGTCGCGGCCGGATGCGCTTCTTGCGCGTGTCCGGATCCTGAAAGCGCCGGGTGCGATTGAACACCAGGACGCCGCGATAGATGTCGTTCTGCAGGATCCCGTTCCCGCGGACCCGGTCACCGTTGATGCTGGCAGCTGACCATTTGCCGCCAGCTGGCGCCGCCACCCCTTCGCCGTTCAGGCGGCGGGCGATCTCCCGCGGCGAGCGGCCATCGACGAACTCGGCGTATATACGCCGCACGATCGCCGCCTCGTCCGGATCAATCTCGCGCAAGCCATGGATCGGCTCGCCCCGCTCATCGAACCGCGCGACCCTCTGGTACCCGTAGGCTCGCCCGCCAGGGTTGAAGCCGGCGAGGACCCGGCCCGTTTGACCGCGCCGTGTCTTGTCGGCGAGGTCCTTGCGGAACAGCGCCGACATCGTGCCCTTGAGCCCGACGTGCAGCTCACCAACCCAGCCCTCGGAAAGTGTGAAGATCCGGGCGCCGGCGAAGGCCACGCGCTTGAAGATCGCGGCGATGTCTTCCTGGTCGCGCGAGAGCCGGTCGATCGACTCAGCCAAGATCACCGTGCCGGCACCGCGCCCGACCGCTTCGAGAAGGCCGTTAAGCCCAGGGCGGTCCCGCACGCCCCCGCTGATCGCGTAGTCGGTGTGGATGCCGGTGACGGCCCAGCCCTCGCGCTCGGCTGCTTCGCGGCAGATGCGGACCTGGTCCTCGATCGATGCCTCTCGCTGGAGGGTCGTCGAATACCGGGCATAGATCAGGACCTGGTCCATATTAGCGGCGGTCTTCCGCCGTCGGGCGGCTTGTGGTTGGGGCATGCTCGACTCCATGGTTGGACCGAGCAAAGTCACGGGCTTCCATGACCCGGGCAAGGGAGCGCGCGAGCGCGAGCAGTTCGGGCGAGGTCATGGGCGACGCCGCTTCCATTCCTCGAAAGCCACGGCATGGGCGTGGCACAGGTCCTTGCCCGGGCCCGGCGACGTCGTGCAGCGACTGCACAGCGGAGCGTCACAGGTGCCGCTCCGCCGTTCAGGGACCTTCCAGTCACACTCGAGCGTCGCGCGGCGCCCGCACCGGCACCGTCGCCGAGCCCCGCAGACGATTGCCGCACCGCCGCCTGGCAGGCGCATGCTAGAGCAGTTCACAGCGCACCTGTTGCGACACCGCCGAAAGTCCATTCAGGCATGACGGGCGCGAGCCGCACCACTTTGCTGACCTTCGCGCCCGCCTTGATCTGAAGGTGGATTCGTTCTTCGAAGGGCAGGGCGGCGACATGTGCCGCCCAGTCGGCCTTGACCTGGCGAACAGCGTCCTCGTGCGTGCGGCCCGCCCGGATCAGGACACGGTACCGGTCAATGCCCCATCGTTTGCCGGGCAGCGCGGGCGCCACGATTAGCGCTTGCGACTGCAGTCGCTTGCCGCGCCATGGCTTCCGCTGCAATTCCTCGCCCCGAGCGGCGAGCTCCGCCTTCAGCTCATGGAAAACCCGGTACGCTCGACAGCTGCCAACGACGGCTTGCCGCGCCGCACGGCTGACGGGTTCCCCAGCCAGCAGAAGCTCACGGAGCCGGCGAAGGTTATCAGTCGGGATCGCGCGCGCGTGATCTCGGACGACAATCCGGCGACCATCCGCGTCGCAACCGGGAAGCGCCTCCCCTTTCCGGCCAAGCCGGCGAACGAGCTTCTCGCGAATCCGAAGAACGTGCGTTCGAGAGACACCGGTCCTGTCGCTGATCTTCCCGGCGCCAAAGCCCTCAAGGTAGAGCTGCTCGACAGCCTTCCGGTCCGCAGACGAAATCTTTGCACCTGAGTATCGCTCACCACCGCCCGCGGGCGGCAAGGGTGCCAGGCGACGATCGCGCAGCTCCTGCTCATAGAGCCGACGCTCCCGGGTGATCGAGGATGCGGCCAAGCCGAGGCGGACTTGGATGTCTCGGTGCTTGAAGCCCTTTCGGAGCATAAGCCGGAGGCGCTCGCGTCCTGCCGCCAGGATCTTCCTGTTGTGATCCCGTTCGATCGGCCGATGCCCCGCCTCGAGGCATTCCGCGACGAGGACCGCATTGGTCGCGGTCGCCTCGCACATGCCTAGCTGGCGGCTGATTGCCGAGTAGGAGAACCCTTGGCGACGAAGCCTTAGCGCCTCAGCGGCGGAGCTGCGCATTTTACCACGCGGACATGGCCGATGCTCCGTGCGGAGGCCCATCCTGCTCGCCATGATGTAGATCGAGCGCTCAGCTCGGGCAGGTAGCTCAATCGCCGCAGCCTTGAGGCCCCGCTGCACATAAACCGTGCGGAGCACCTGCAGCTCGGCTTCTGACCAGCGGGTCATGAGCCGGCCTTCAATGAATCTGATTGCTGTTGGCGGATTGTTTCGGCTTCCCGGACCCTTGCATTGTGCTTTCTGCCCGTCGACATCGAACGGCCATCCAGCATCTGCAGCACTTCGGGGCCGTGCTCGACGTGAGGAACGCCCTGCTCGTCCACTGTGAGTACGTGAATGTAAGAGGTCAGCCGGGCTTTCATTGCCTCACGCAGAGTTTCGGCCAACCGCGACACGGGCCACGGTCCTTTGCGGTTAGGGACGCAACCGGGTTCTTGGAAAACGAGCCAGAAGCGATGTGCCTCCTCCACCGGAGAGACTTCATCACCGGTCGGGGATGATGGAGGGCGGGTGGCTTCCGCGGCTTGCCAGATGGCAACAAGCAGGGCCTTCAATTTGATCGTGGTGGCGGCGCTCTCTTTCGGCCATGGCCGCGCATCAGGCCCTGCAATCTCCTGCATCGCGTCGGCCATGGCTTCGATCATCGCCTCGCTCGGCAGCGTCTCGTGCTTCTGTGTCATGCGGCTAACCTTCGCGGCTCACGCGCGAGCAGCCGATCCAGATCAGCAAGCTGCCGCTCCGTGGCGGCCAGCTGACGCTGGAGATGAGCAAGCGAGTAGTAGACGCCGGCCAAAGCGAGGTTGATCGCCTCCTCCGCTCGGTCGGCCGAGCGGAAGACAGCGATCTGTGCGGCGTCTCCAGCGCGCTCGGCTGCTTCGGGTGTAATGGCGCTCATTGCAGCGCTCTCCCTTGCGGCCAGCCTCGCCGCGCGCGCAGCGCCGGCAGGACGGCGACCCGACCGCCGACGATCTCGCCGGCGGGGATCACGGTGACGACGCGGATCCGCTCGCGGCCGCGACAAATCAGGCGGGCGCCGCTGGCTAGGCGCACCACATACGCGCCGATCGCGGCGGACGCCTCGATTCCCCTGGCAGCCGCTTCCATCGCAGCTTGTGCCTCGAGGCGGCTCACCGGGGCGACGCGCTCGAGATAGCGATCGATCGCATGATGCGTGACGACGACGGTCATGCCGGCACCGCGGCGGAGGCGAGCGGTGCCGGCGGCAGCCAGTCGAAGAGCGGGCCGTCGAGGAAGGTCAGCTGGACCTCGTCCGGCCACTCCCAAGGCTCACACAGCTGCATCTCGAGCCGGCGGCAGCGTCGATCGAAGTCGAGGTCCTGGTGGCGGCGCTCGGCTATGCGGGTGCGGGCATGAACAACGGTCGAGTGATCGCGGGCGCCGAGCAGGCGACCGATCACCGCGTTGCTGTGATGGGTGTGCCGGTAGGCGAGTGCCATCGCGAGCTGGCGCGCCAGGCAGACCGCCTTGTCTCCGCGGCTGCCCTGCAGCTGGCGGACGCTAAGCCCGAACTCCGTGGCCACAACGGAGCGGATCCGCTCGATTGAGACCGGTGCCGGGCTGGAAAGGAGGACCGTCTTGCGCATCAGTGAAGCCCCAGCGCAGTGCGGTAGGTCTCCAGCAGGGCGTCGGCTTCCTGGCGCGCATGCGCCTCTTGCCTGCGAAGCGCGACGATCTTGCGCATCGTCTTGACGTCGTAGCCGTTCGACTTCGCCTCGGCGTAGACATCCTTGATGTCGTCGCTGATGCCCTTCTTCTCTTCCTCGAGGCGCTCAATGCGCTCGATGAAGAGGCGCAGCTGCTCGGCCGCGACGCTCTCTTCAGCCATCACGATTCTCCTTGCGGTCCAGCGAGCGGCAGACGCGCTCGCCCAGAGTTGTCAGCTCGGCATGGGGCTGGCGGCCGACGATCAGTCCGCGGCGGCGCAGCGCGGCGAGGGTGGTGCCCGGCCCGAAGATGCTGGGCGGCCCAACCAGGCTGAGCTGTCGGCGCGCCAAGGCGCGGCGCTGGGCGGGGCTCAGCACCCCCCCCCCCCCAGTTTTTGGGGGGTTAGCCATGGGCAACGGTCCCAACCTGCTCGTGTGCGTCGCTCGCGCGCTGCATCAGCGCGAGGTCCTGCTCGGCGATGTCGCCCACTTTGGCGAACATCGGGGCGAGTTCGGGGTACCGCCGGCGGTAAGCCTCGGCGCGGCCGGCAAGGCGGACGAATACGGCCAGGATGGCCGCGTTCTGCAGGCGGGCCGGCAGCACGGCGACCTTGATCGAGATCGATCGCATCGCCTCATTGGCCGCAGCAATCGCGATCTCGGTGGCCAGACGGTCATCGGCGTTCATGAGGGTTGCCCCACCAACGCCGCCCGGATTGCGCCGAGCTCGACGATCAGCTCATGCAGCGCTGCCGGATCGAGCAGGAACTGCACGACTTCGTCACGGCCTGGAGGTGGGTTGGCACCAGCGCGGATCTGGATGGCCGCTATGCCGAGTGCGACCTCGTGGCCGATGCGACACCCTCGATGGCGCGACGGCGCGGGGCCGGCGGGCTGGGTCGCGATCGCCCGAGCGCCGCTGGTGCGAGCCTTGGGCGCAGCATGCTGGCAGTCGGGGCAGTAGGCGGTCGAGCCCCGCGCCGGATGGTTCACGCGGATCCAATCTTCCGGCAGCTGGTCGCCAACCAGGAAGACACTGGTCTCGCATCGCTCGCATTGCGCCAGCTTCGCAGGCGGCGCCATGGGCTCGAGCTCGAGAGGGAACGCGACAGCGCCGCGGGCGACAGTCCGGCCGCGCGGGCGAGCGGGACGGGCGGCGTGAGTACCCCAGACCATCAGTGCGCCAGCCCGAACGCGACGAGGACCTGAGGCAGGTACCAGGCGAGCATTCCGTAGAAGCCGATGATGGCAGCCACGAAGACGATCGCGTGAACGCGCAGCCATCGGCGGTCGCGCTCGACGCGGGCAAGGCGGCGCACCGGCGAGGCGCAATTGGTGCAGTCGCACCAGGCCGAGTGGAGCTTCTCGGCGGCGGGATCGATGGGTCCCTGGAACATCAGGATCCTTTCAGGCAGCAGAAAGGCGTCCCCGCAGGCAGGGTGCTCGCGGCGGCGCTGGTTGGTCAGCAGTGCGGTTGGAGGTCTGGCGCCGGCCTAGGGCGGCCCGGTCGAGGCGGGACGGCGGCTCACTGGAGCTGCAGCCCGGCGGCGGTCAGGCTGGCGTCGAGGTCGAGCAGCTGCTCGCCCTGGTGGGTCGCATCGCGCTTGGCGCGCAGCGCCTGCAGAGAGGCAGTGAGGGAGGCGATCGCCTCCTCGATCTCGCGCTCGGCGCCGGCGATCGTCGCCAAGCTCGCGAGCGGGTGGGCGGCGCCCAGCAAGGCGGCAACAGCCTCGCCGCCTTCCTTTGCGCTGGCCGAGGCGCAGGCGAGCAGCACTTCCCGGGTCGGGCATGCAGCCTGCACCGCCGCTTCGACCTGCGTCGCGTAGCAGATGAGGAAAGGCGCGCCGTCCGGCTCGTCTGCCGCCGCGGCGGCGCGATACGCGACGTCGAGATCGCGAGCTTGGGCGAGCGTCACGCAACTGGTGACGTCCGGATCGGACATTGCGCGGACGGTGCGCTCGGCGCGATTGCAGATCCGCGCGACTGCCGACCAGCCAATCCGGCCAGCGACCTTCGTCAGCGCGTTCTCAAAGGTGAGGGCGGCGCGGCGCTTGGTCACGCGACATCCCCCTTCGGCTGCAAAACTGGCCGCCGATCGTCGGCGACGAGATCGCCGCTATCGGATACGAGATCCGCGGGCACAAAGGGGACGCCGTCCTGGAGACCACGGGGGTAAATGTCGGGACGGAGATCGTGGCGCAACACGCCGGTCGCAGCCTCGACTTTGAGCACGTACTCCGCCGGCAAATCCCGCTTTGCTTGTAGGAGCTGATTGATGTTGCCCGGTGTACAGCCGCAAATTCGTGCCAAGGCGCTCTGCCCCCCAGCTCGGGTGACCGCGAGGTCAAAAGCCTCAAACGATGTGAGATGCTCAGCTTCCACGAGTCGGCAAGTTATAGCCGTCTATAAGAGCTGTCAACGAACTATTATAGAAGCCTCACAGGCGCTCGCTATCATGACCTCATGGCTGGGGGCGACGATCTGATAGCGCAGCGCGTTCGTGAAGCGATGTCCGGAGCGGATCTGGACCAGTCCGCTTTGGCACGTCGCCTTGGCGTGACGCCGGGAGCGATCAACCAGATCGTGTCCGGCCGGACACGCCAGTCTCGGCTGCTCCCCGACATCGCCCGCGAGCTCAACGTCAGCTTGGAATGGCTGAAGGGGCGTTCAGCTACCCCACAAATAGAGTTCTCCGCGGGCGATATTGCGGACCAACTCGATGCGGTCCTGATCCCCGAAGTGCAGGTCGGCCTATCGATGGGCGGCGGGTCTGCAGTCGAAGACTGGCCTTTGGTGCAGATGGTGCCCTTCAGCCGCAGCTGGCTCCAGACCTTGACCCGAAGCGCACCGGACCAGTTGATGGTCGCACGCGGCGAGGGTGACTCCATGATGCCGACGATCCTCGATGGCGACTTGGCGATCATCGATCGCGCGCAGAACACGCCGCGGCAGCAAGATCGAATCTGGGCGCTCACCTACGGGGGCTGGGGCATGATCAAACGCCTACGCGCGCTGCCCGACGGCAATCTGCAGATCAACAGCGACAACCAGGCCGTGTCGCCGATCACCGCCTATGAAGGCGAAGCGCAGATCATCGGCCGAGTGGTGGGCTTGGTGCGGCGAATTTGACGAAGTGTCCCGCTGCGCGCCTCTCCCGCCCGTGTTTGTGGTCCTGGACCTGGAAACTACAGGGCTGCGCTGCTCCCACCATGAGATCATCGAAATGGCGGCGATAAAGGTCGAGGTTGGCAAGGACCGCCATGCCGCATTTCATTCGCTGGTCGTGCCGAGCAAGCGAGTGTCCGCTCGCATAACGCAGCTAACCGGGCTCAACCGGGACATGCTGGTTCGCGACGGAAAGGCCTTGGCCGCCGTCGTCCCATCGTTCCTCTCGTTCTGCGAGAAGCTTCCACTGGTCGCCTTCAATGCGCCCTTCGACAGGATGTTCATCGAAGCAGCGTGCGAACGGCTCGGTCACACGGCCCCATCGGCCAGCCGGTGGAAGTGCGCCCTTCAACTAGCTCGGCGGGCGTGGCCTTATCGCAAGAGCCACAAGCTGACCTCGCTTGCCGCCGACGCAGGCTTAAGCATCGCGGGTGCGCACCGCGCCCTGGTCGACTGCCAGAACACCGCGCATATCTTCGCTCTGGCCACGAGGGTGCTGACCGGCGCATAGAGCTGCCGTGGGGCCGCGAAGCGTGATGTTCACGCTATATTCCAGTTCATTTCTCCTGTGTTACTGTCGTGTCATGGCAGTACGCGTCCGGGAGAACATTGAGCCGCAGCGGCTGTCGCCGACGATGTCGAGCCGCAAGTTGCAGGCGCTCGACTGGATCAAGCGCTACTTCGCTCGCTGGGGCCATTCGCCAACGCAGGGCGAGCTCGCGGCGGCGCTTGGCATCAGCGGCAAGCGCGCCAATGACCTAGTGCATGCCCTCGCTCGCGACAAGATGATCGAGCATGTCGCCGGCGCCGCGCGCGGCATCCGCCTTATAGAGCGAGGCGAGGAGCTCAGCGAGGCTGACGTCTTGATCCGCCTGGCTGCCATGGGATGGACGATCGGCGCCGGCGGCACGCTGATCCAGGCAGCGGGCGTGATGCAGCCAGACCCAGGGCCGGTGGCGTCAATGCTCGAGCGTTTAGCGGCGCTGGATGCACCGGCCTTAACGGAAAAGGGACTGTCGGACCTGCCCCTGCTCGATCATGACCCTCTCGGCGATCGGGACGAGGAACAGGATGGCACGACAGCGAAAGCGAGCAGCGGCAGCTGCTGACCAACCCACGGCACGAGCCATCGAGCTTCATCAGCGCTGGGCTCGTCGCCACCCTGAGATGGCGGCTGCGCAGCGCGCGCTGCGAAAGGGCCGAGTTGAAACGGTCGCCCGCTGGAAGCACAAGAACGAGGGCACGCCGGAGACGCACGAGCACGCCAGCCATCGCCGACAGGGTGCACTTGCTCGGCTGTTTCAGAGCGGCGGCATCGATGCGGAGCAGCTCGGCAGTGCGATGGAGATCGCCGCAGTGGCCGAGCGCATCGGCGGCGAGGTTGCCGTGAAGACCGCAAGTCTAGAGACACGCGTCGACGTCACGCACATGGGCGATGGCGCGTTCTACGAGCGGCTCGGGCAGGTGCGGCGCGAGATGGCGTACACGCGCTGGCGGGGCGCGCTGCAGCGCTCCGGGTGCCAGGTGGCCGCAGTCCTCGACATGATCATCGGGGAGCCGCTCGGGATCACTGCGGCAGCCAAGCGATACCGGATCCATCATCGTACCGCTCGGACGATGCTGATTACGGCGCTCGACCTGTGGCCGATCATGCTTCGGGAAATCTGCCGCGAGGTTGACCAGCGCGAGCTGACGCGGGCGCACCAGCGGCTCGCCGGCTAGGCGGCCCTCCCCGGAATCCGTTAAGGTAACAAGTTCGGGGCTGCCAATTGGGCCACGTAGATGGGCAAAACGACCCCGCCACAGCTGCGCCCACTCGCAGCGACAGAGGCCCCGCCGACCCCACGCGGCGGGGCCTCTTGATTCCGGAGCCCCTCAGCGATGCTGTCCACGCCAGCGCTCCGGAATGGCCGCACCGCCGCCGCTACCCTCGTCCGGTCCAGCGAGCGGCGGTGCTTGCCTACTTCCCCGGCCGCCGATCGCTTGGAGCAGCTCAGCCACCGGCTCGACGAGCTGATCCGCGAAATCCGCTTGGCGCCACCATCTCAACAGCGCCACGACAGCCATGTCGCCCAGGCCGAGGCAATCGCCGGCGAAATCAGGACGGTCTTTCGCGGCGCTGCACCGACAGTCAACACGCCACTGCGCCAAGACGGAAACCGAGCCTGGTGGTGAACCTCGAAGCGTTGCGAGCCACGATCGCCGCCGCGCCGCCGACAGGCGCAGCCACGGCCGTGACACGTAGCTGGTTGGAGGCCGTAGAACGCGACCTCGCCGAGCTGGCTGTACGCCGGCGTCAGGAGCCCCGATGAGCGAGCCGACGAATGACGGCGATGGCCAGAGCGCGCCAGCACACCCCGCGCAAATTCTCGTCGGTGGCGTCCCCTACCTGCGGGATGCCAAAGGTAGCCTCGTTCCAGTGGAGGCGATCAAGCCCGCCGACCTGCTGATGGATGAAACCGTTCGCGGAATTCTCGACCAGGCCAAGCAGGTCTCGGCGCAAATCGCGGAGTTCAAGGGCGAGACCTTCGACCGGGTCAGTGAGCTGCAGGCGATGTTCGCTCAGCACTATGGCGCCACCGTCGGTGGCAAGAAGGGCAATGTCACCCTGGTCTCTTTCGATGGGTGCCAGAAGGTGCAGGTTCAGGTGGCCGACCTCTTGGAGTTCGGCCCTGAGCTACAGTCAGCCAAGGGCTTGATTGATGAGTGCCTGACCGAGTGGGCAGTCGGGAGCGCCGTCGAACTACGAGCGCTCGTGAACCGCGTTTTCCAGGTCGACAAGGAAGGCCACATCAACCGCGCCGAGCTGTTCATGCTCTTGCGGGTAGAAATCCAAGACGAGCGCTGGGTGCGAGCCATGGATGCGATCCGCGACTCGATGCGGATTATCGGCTCTCGGACCTACGTACGTTTCTATGATCGAGCGGCCCCAGCCGACCCTTGGAAGGCGGTTACGATCGACATGGCGTCCGCCTGAGCACCTGTGCCGACCCAGCCCCCTCGGTTCGGTCGCCCGGCACGCACGGTTAAGCCTTGGGCTCGACCTACCAACGAGCCTGATCGCCGGAAACGCGGCCGGGCTGGCATGCGTGAGCGAGCCGAGGTCCTGCAGGACGAGCCATTCTGTCGGCATTGCGCGGCTCGCAGCCTCGCGGTGCGCGCCGTGGTGGTCGACCATATCAAGCCGCTCAGCGAGGGCGGCAGCGATGACCGCGGCAACAAGCAGAGCCTCTGCAAGCCGTGCCACGACGCCAAGTCGAAGGCCGAACGGGCGGCCGCCGCACGGCGACGAGCAGGTCGATAGGGGGGAGGGTCAGCCTCTCCGACCGTCCGAAGCGGACACCGGTACCGTAACCGCATTTTTACGCGGGCGAATTCAAAGGGGAAAAAGTGGCCGGATCGATCGCCATCCCCCGCCGAGGCTCCGTGCACTACTCGGATCGGCTTTACGACCCTGTGCTGGTCCGGATCGCTAGGCGGATCGAGGTTCTCCTCGACGGCCACCCAGTCCCGCGGGTGATTGCATTCGACTGCGAGCGCGGGTGGGTGAGGGCGCTGGAACCGCGGGAAGCTCGACACCGGCAAAGGCCTGACGGCAAGGTCGGCGAGCGTATTCTCCGCGGCCGGGTTCACGTTCGCTGGCGCTGAGGCGTGTCTAGGGGCGGCCCACGGCCGGGCGCCGGACGCCGGCGCAAGGCGCCCGAGCTGAAGGAGCTATCCGGCACGGCACGCAAGGACCGCGCGCTGGCGCCGGTGCCTGCGGCGAGCGGGCCTGGTCCGATGATCGCGCCCATCCACCTGTCGGATCTGGCGCAGCTCATTTTTGCTGACCTTGCAACGATGCTCGAGCAGGAGTTGCGGTCCAATCCGCACTACGCGCAGCACGTCGCGTTGCTCGCTCAGCGACTTGAGCAGGTCCAGCGCTACCAGGCTGTCCTCGAGGTCGAGGGCGATACCTACGAGACCTTCACGAAAACCGGACGGATGATCCGGGCCCGGCCCGAGGTGGCCATGCTCTCGGACGCCATGCGCCAAGCTCAGTCGCTGATCGGAGAGCTGATGCTCAATCCGTCGGCAGCACTTCGAATTGCCAGCGGCCACAAGGCGGAAGCCGGGGCCTTCGACGATTTCTAGGGGACGAGAATGGGAATGAGCTTCTTCCACCGCGTGGCGTTTGCCGTTCTGGCCTGCACGGCACCAATTGCCCCATGGGCGTTGCCGCAGCCCTTCGTGCTGGAGGCCGGCCCAGAGGTTCGCTTAGTACCACGCAAGAAAAAGCCGGCTTTGGCAACGGTACCGGCTCGGTATCGTCGTGGGAAGCGGGCTCAGGCCAAACCAGCTCGGCGACCGAACCGCCTCCACATCAGCAAGCGGGTGCGCCGCAAGCATCGTCGCGCAGCCTAGGCTGATGTGTCCGCGATCGAGGCGCGCCCCTATGCGGCGATCGCGGAGCAGTACGCCCGCGACGTAACCAAGGGCAAGATTCCCGCCGGCAAGTCCATCCGGCTCCAAGCGCAGCGCTTCCTCGACGAGCTGAAGCTTCAGCGCCGCAAAGACTTCCCCTTCCGCTTCGACATCGACAAAGCCGCTCGGGTCTGCCGCTTCATCGAAAAGCTGCCCCACTCCAAGGGCAAATGGGCGCGGGCGAAGGAGACAATCCGCCTCGAGCCGTGGCAGGTTTGGATCCTCTGCTGCACGTTTGGATGGCTGAGAAAGGCTTCGGGCCTCCGGCGGTTTCGCAAGCTCTTCGTGGTTGTGCCGCGCAAGAACGGCAAGTCGGCGATCGCCGCCGGCATCGCGCTGTACATGTTCTGCGCCGACGGGGAGTTCGGCGCGGAAGTCTACTCCGGTGCGACGAACGAGAAGCAGGCCTGGGAGGTGTTCCGCCCCGCCCAGCTGATGGCCAAGCGGACGCCGGCGCTGCTCGCCAAGTTCGGCATCGAGGTCAATGCCAAGTCGCTGGTGCGGGTCGACGACGCCAGCAAGATGGAGACAATCGTCGGTGATCCCGGCGACGGGCAAAGCCCCAGCTGCTCCATCCACGACGAATATCACGAGCATGCCGACGACGGCCAGGTCGACACGATGGAAACGGGCATGGGTGCCCGCGACCAGCCTCTGCAGGTGCTCATCACCACGGCAGGGGACAACCTTGCCGGGCCTTGTTACGCGGCGATCGGCGAGGAGCGCGAGAAGCTCGCCGGGATCGGCCACAACGGTGGACCGCCACTCGACGACGAATGCTTCTTCGCCGAGTACACCATCGACGAAGGCGATGACTGGAAGAGCGAGGCGGCGCTTCGCAAGGCCAACCCCAATTTCGACGTGTCGGTGTCTGGCGACTTCCTCCGGGCTCGCCAGCGGGACGCCATCAACACGCCGCGCAAGGCCGGCGTTTTCAAGACCAAGCACCTCAACCTCTGGGTAGCGGCGAAGGCTGCCTACTTCGACATCGAGAAGTGGCGGATCTGCCGTCGGTCGGACCTGCCGATGCATGCCGGGGAGTGCCTCGGGCTAGATTGGCTGAAAGGCCGGCGCTGCATCGCGGCGCTGGATCTCGCCTCCAAGATCGACATCGCCGCCCTCGAGCTGCTGTTCCTGCCGCTCGGAGCCAAGGCGACCAGGGAAGATCCGTACATCCGGGTCGGGTTCTACTTTCTGCCCTCAGAGACCGTGCTGAACGTACCTGCCTACCAGGCTTGGGACGCGCTTGGACTTCTCTCCGTCACCGACGGCAACATCATCGATTACGACGAGATATTGGAGGTGCTGCGCGATATCCGCAGCACATTCCAGCTCGAGCAGGTGGCCTACGATCCGCACCAGGCGACCATGATGGTCACCACGATGGTGAAGGAGGGGTTTCCGGTCATCGAGTATCGGCCAATCGTCCTGAACTTCTCGGAGCCCATGAAGGAGCTCGACGCTCTCACGAAGGCCGGCACGATCGCCCACGGCGGCTGTCCGGTCATGGAATGGGAGATCAACAACGTCGTCGCTCAGCCAGACGCCAAGGACAACGTCTACCCGCGCAAGCCGCGCGAAGAGGCGAAGATCGACAATCCGGTAGCGCTGATCAGCGCCTTGGGGGTGGCCATGCAAGGTGACGAGCAGGCCGATGCAGCATCGCCGTTCGATGACCCGGATTTTGTACTGGAAGGGGCAGAATGAAACTCTGGCCCTTCGGCCGCAGTGATCGCGAGGAGCGATCATTCGAGCGGCAGGACACGATCAGCTCATCGGCGAGCTGGGAGGAGTGGTCAGCCTTCCTGGGCGTTGCGAACGGCCAAGCCGAGCTGCCCCACGTCACGATCGAGACGGCGCTCGAGGTGCCCGCGGTATTCGCAGCAGCCAACTTCCTTCCTCGCATGATGGCGACGCTGCCGCTCCATGCGTTTCGCAGCGCCGCGGGCGACGCCGAGCGGGTCGACGGCGATCTGCAAATGCTGCTGAACGAGGCTCCGAACCCGGAATGGACCAGCGCCAATTGGCGCCGGTACATGTGGCAGGGTGTCTTCACCGGCGGCCGCGGCGTTAGCTGGATAGAGCGCAACGGCGTCCGACCAGTGGCGATCTGGCCGATGGACCCGGCCCAGACCACCGTCTTTCGTCGAAACGGTCGGCGCTTCTACCGTTGCGGCGGCAACGAATATCCGGCGACCGACGTGATTGACGTCGCGTTCGCACTCCGTAGCGACCAGCTCGGCGCCTACGGCCCGATCTACATGGGCCGGAAGGCGATCGGTCTTGCGATCGCCATGAACAACTTCGCCGCTGGGTTCTTCGCCGGCGGAGGCATCCCGCCCATGGCGCTCGAGGGACCGCTGCCGCAGGGGCCCGACGGCTTCAAACGAGCGGCGGAGCAGATCCAGCGTGCGATAGAACTGGCCCGCAAAGCTGGACGAGCCTTTTTCGGAATGCCGCCCGGACATGCGCTCAAGCCGGTCGGCATCGACCCCGACAAAGGGCAGATGACTGAGGCGCGGCTGTTCCAGATCCAGGAGATCGCCCGACTATACGGCTTGCCGCCGGTCTTCCTGCAGGATCTGTCGAAGGGCACGTTCACCAACACCGAGCAGCAGGATCTGCAGTTGGTGAAGCACCTGGCCATTCACTGGGCGGTGATCTTCGAGCAGGAGCTCAATCTCAAGCTTTTCGGCCAGCGCCGGCGGGCTCGTGAGGTCAAGCACAACCTCGACGGCCTGCAGCGCGCCGACTTCAAGAGCCGGATCGAGGGACTGGCGCGAGGCATCCAGACGGGTCAGCTCACGCCGAACGAGGCGCGCGGCCTCGAAGATCGGCCGCCGATGGACCAGGGCGACCAGCTCTACATCCAGGGCGCGACTGTGCCGCTCGGAACGGTTCTCGCCAATCCCAAGGGCACCGCAAGCCCGCAGGTTAACGATAATGGGGACCAGAATGACGGCACCAGCCAAGCAGCCTGAGGGGCGGGAGCAGCGCGCGGTCTCGACCTCGCTCGAGCTTCGCGCAGCCGCCGCACAGGGCGAGGGGCGCACCGCCACGGGGTACGCCTGCCTGTTCGGCAACAAGACCGCCATCGGCAGCTACTGGACCGAGGAGATCCGCCAAGGCGCCTTCAGCAAGTCGCTCGCCGAGAACGACGTCATCGCAGTCGTTGCTCACGACACTGGCCGCGTGGTCGGACGGACTGGGGCCGGCACGCTATCGTTGCGCGAAGACGCCAAGGGCCTCGCGTTTGAAAACCAGCTGCCCGACACAACCGACGGCCGTGACCTGGTCGTGCTCCTCGAGCGGCAGGACATTCCCGGGATGAGCTTCGGCTTCATCACCCGCAAGCAGGAGTGGGATGAGACCGTGGATCCGCCCCACCGGACCATCATCGAGGCTGATCTCTATGAGATCACCTACACGCCCTGCCCCGCCTACCCCGATACCGAAGTCGGCCTGCGCGACCTTGAGCACGCTCGCACCGAGCGGCGGCAGCACAATCGTGCCGGTGCCGAGGCCCGTATGGCGGCGCGCCGCGCCCGCCAGGCGCAGGCGGAACGCCAGCTCTAACCCGATTACCGGCCATCGGCCGAGGCGCTCGCCGGCGCTCGCAACCGGCGCAATCAATTTGGAGAACATCATGGCTCGTTTGATCCAGCTGCACGAGCAGCGTGGGCGCCTGGTGACGCAGGCCCGCGAAGCGCTCGACGCCATCACCAACAACACCGACGATGCGCGCACGGCCGAGCTCGAGGGCCGCCACGACACGATCATGGGCGAACTCGACAAGCTCGACGCCCAGATCAAGCGCGAGGCGCGTCAGGCGCAGCTCGAGACCGAGGAGGACGAGCGCCGCTCGCGCCAGCGTCCGACCGGTCCCGATGCCGAAACCCGTGCTCGCGACGGCAACGAGGACGATCGGCCGACCAACGAGGAGGCCGAGCGCGCTCAGACCGAGTACCGTGACGCCTTCTTCGCAATGCTGGCCGAGGGCGGCGACGTTTCGACCCTGTCGGCCGAGCAGCGGACCCTGCTCCGCCGCGGCTACGTCGAGAACCGCACCCAGACTGTCGGCACGCCGGCGGCCGGCGGCTACACCGTGCCGCGCACCCTCGCCAATCGCATCATCGAGGTGATGAAGGACTGGGGCCCGATGTACGATCCGGGCATCACCGACGAGATGACCACCAGTGGTGGCAACCCGTACGACCTTCCCACCAACGATGACACCGGCAACAGCGCCGGCGATCTGGCGGAAGCGGCCGACCTGACCGACGACGGTTCGGGCGACCTGATCTTCGGGCAGGCGACGATCAGCGCCTACGTCTCGGCGACCCCGTGGCTGAAAATCAGCTTCGAGCTGCTCCAGGACTCGCAGTTCAATGTCGAGCAGTTCATCGCCCGCAAGCTGGGCGAGCGACTCGGCCGGCGTGCCAACGCCAAGCTGACCGTGGGTACCGGTGTCAGCCAGCCCCAAGGCATCGTGGTCGGCTCGGCGCAGGGCAAGATCGCGGCTGCGGTCGCGGCGATCGCCGCGGACGAGCTCATCGAGCTGCAGCACTCGGTCAATCAGGCCTATCGCCGCAGCCCGAGCTGCCGCTGGATGTTCGCCGACACCACGCTCGCGGCGATCCGCAAGCTCAAGGATGGCCAGGGCAATTATCTGTGGCAGATGGGCGATGTCCGCGCGAATGCCCCCGACGTGATCCTCGGCAAGCGCTACGAGGTCAACGACGACGTTCCAGTTATGGCCACCGGCAACCGCTCGGTGCTGTTCGGTGACTTCAGCCGCTACACCGTCCGCAAGGTCGGTTCGCCGCTGATCGGCACCGTGCGCGAGCGTTTCTGGCCGAAGGTCGGCATGGCGGGGCTTGCCCGATACGACGGCCGCCTGCTCGACGCGAATGCCGTCAAGCACCTCAAGCAGGCCTAACGAGAGCAGAGCGCCCCGCTGCACGCGGGGCGCTCTCTCTTCAATGCGGCCGCCACCGGCGACCGCGCTGAAGGGAGAGCATGATGAGCGAATTCAGCGACCTCAAGGCCGAGCACCTGAAGCTTGCCGGCAAGAGCCCGAAGCCGATGAGCCTCGACGCCCTTCGAAGCCGGGTTGCCGAGCTGCGAACGAACGCTGCGCAATCCGCGGCTGCGGCGTCCGCGCCTGCCGGCGGCCGGGAGCAGGGGCTCATGGGCAGCCCGAGGCTGCCCGCCAGTGTGCGGATAGCCGGCGAGGAGCGCCAGCTCGGCGACGCGGTGCGAATGGCTTTCGAGAAGTCCGGCTTGTCGGCCGAGGATTGGAACGCGCTGAGCGAAGATGACCGTGATGCGCGGATCTCGACGGTGATCGATGTCGTCCCCGACGCGCCCACCACGCCTGCCGCGCCGTCGCTGAGCGCGGACTTGGCTGAACTCGACCTCGTCCTCGGCGAAGACGGCCGGGTGTTGATTGAGATGCTCACCGGGCTCAGTGGTCCCGAGCTGAGCCTCAGCCCCGGCGACCCTCACCGCGCCGAGCCGGCGGAAGCTGTCCGCCTGGTCCGCGCCCAATTCGCGAAGAAGGGCTGAGCCATGCAAAAGTCCATTGCCGTCCGGAACGCCCAGAACGACGCGATCGAGAGCGCGATCGGCGCTTCGGCCGTGCTGAAGATCCGCTCGGGCGCCGCGCCGGCGAGCTGCGCGGCGGCCGATACAGGAACCGTCGTGGCGACCATGCTGCTGCCCGCCGACTGGATGGCCAACTCGGCCGGGGGCGTGAAGGGCCTCCAGGGCACTTGGCAGGACAGCGCGGCCGATGCCGCCAATGCTGGCGGCGCATGCCACTGGCGCATCTACGCCAGCGACGGGGTCACCTGTCATCTGCAGGGCACCGTGTCGGTGAACGGTGGAGGCGGCGAGCTCCAGCTCGACAACCTCAACATCGCCGCCGGACAGCAGGTGACGGTCGGCAGCTTCAACATCACGGCGTCCGGCGCCTGATCGGCGCCCGCATCGATGGCGGACAACACGACCCTGAACAGCGGCGCCGGCGGAGACGTCATCGCCACTGACGATATCGGCGGGATCAAGCACCAGCGGGTCAAGGTTGAGTTCGGGGTCGATGGGCAAGCCAGCGATGTCGCCAACAGCAACCCACTCCCAACCTTCGATCGGCACGATGGCCGGACTTTGGTCCAGTTCTACGCCACCGGCGTGGCGGCCGGGGCAACGGGAGCTGAAACAGCCGTACCGCTAACGAAGGCCGGCACCTTGGGTGCCGCCCCGCCGGCGGCCGCAGCCTCTCTCGTACCGCCGAGCGGCAAGCGCTTCAGGATCACTTCGCTGACCTTCGCAACGCGCGGCAATGCCACCGCCACCGCTCAGGTGACCACGTTCAATATCCGGGTGAACGCCGGTGGAGTGGTGGCCACCACCAGTCCCGGGATCCTCCTTCAGGTGCGCCTGGCTACGCCGGCAACCGCCCTTGCTTGGGATCGACTTACGATCAGCTTTGAAGACGATGGACCGGAGCTGGTCGGCGACGCGGCGCTGCAGTGGGGGATCACGGCCAATGCAGTGTTTGTCACCAACGCGCCGACCTGGGACGTGCTGATCACCGGGTATGAGTTCACCTGATGCTGCTCATGTTCCTGAACCTGGCAGCGGCGGCCGCGGCCATCGGGGCGACCGCGAACATCTCGGATGCCGCGGATGCGGCGCTCGGCAATGCTGCTGCGCCGGCCTTCGCATCGGGGAACAGCGCTGAGGCGGCTGAAACGTTCGCTGCCGCTGGCTCGGCTGGGCTCGCGGGCACGGGATATTGCCTGGATGGAGCTGAGGCGCTTAGCGGCTCGGGCGCGGCCCGGGCGAGCAGCGCCGGTAGCATCGTCGACAATCCAGACCCCATCGCTGCCGCGGGCACCAATCTTGCTTCAGCGGGCGGCGCGATATCGGAGGGCGCCGACACCAGCGTCGCGATCGCGGCCGCTCTCCTTGCCGGGTTCGGAAGCGCGTCGGAGAGCTCGGACGGCGTCGTTGCCGCCGGCATGTCTGTGTCTACCGGCTCTGCGCTCGTGTCCGATGGGGCCGATGCCGCCGCTGCCGCCGGCACGGTGCAAGCCCAGGCAGCCGGTCAGGTTGTGGACCAACCGGAAACCGCCACCGTCACCGGCGCGGCGACGATCGCCGCGCGGGTAGCGGTCTCCGACGGCGCCGATGTCGCTTCCGGGCAGTTCGCCGCACTCGCTTCAGGCGCGGGACTGCTCCTCGAAGACGGGGACACGGCCGGCGGTGGGGGTGTCGCCCGGATCGCGGCCTCCGGAACGACTAGCGAGGGCACCGACAGCGCTGCGGCGACGGCAAGTGCCGCCGCCGCTGGCGCCAAGGCGGCCATCGTGGACAGCGACGACTACCTTCAAGCGATCGGCTCGACCGTCCTCCACGGCGCCGGCAGCGTCGCAGACGTACCAGAGGGGCAGGAAGCGACGGCCTCGGCCGACGTCGTCGCGACCGCGCAGCTCAGCGATCACGAGATCGCTGCTGGCACGGGTCGAGCCGAGGCCGGTGGTACCATGGTCATCGCCGATGACCCTGACACCCCCGGAGCGCTCGTCCTTAGCCTTGTGGTGGGAACCATGAGCGCGGTCGAAGCGGGCGACCTGGTCGCCGCGGCCGGCGTCGTGCGTGCTCCACTACCGGGTCGAGACACTGCCATCCCGGCCCGCTCGGAGAGCGCCAGTCGCGGCGCTTCTACCAGCGGCAGCGGGTCGCGCTGGGGTGGCGCGGTATCCAAGCGCCTTGCGCAGACCTCGGGAGGGCGGCGATGGGCCTGAAGCGAGTGGTTCAGCCGGCTCCGGCTATCTCGCTGGAAGACGCGAAGCGGCAGTGCCGACTTGCGCCGAGCGAGACGACGGACGAGCTGCTCATCGTCGACTACGTTGCGGCCGCTACCGACGTGCTCGAGCTCTATTTGGGCCGGTCGATCATGCCGCAGACCTGGGAGCTGACGCTCGACGCCTTCAGCGACACAATCCTGCTTCCGCGGGGTCCGGTCCAGTCGATCGAGTCTGTCTCATATTTCGATCCCGACGGCGTGAAGCAGACCCTTGCAGCCGAAGCCTACCAGCTCGACTCCACCAGCGATCCTGCCTGGCTGGTGCTGGCCGGCGGGGCGGCGTGGCCGGAACTGAGTATCGGCGTTAACAATGTCGTGATCCGGTTCGTGGCCGGGTGTGCCACGGTCCCGCCAAGCCTGTTGCTCGTGATCAGGTCGCTTGTTGCCCAGATGTACGACGAGCCGACCCTGGTCCCCGAGATCGACGAGCGGCTCGCCGGGTTCCTGGTCAACCAACGCTCCTACGCCGAGTAGACCATAGTGAAGAGGGCGCTCACAGGCCGGCTCCGCGACCTGATCCGGATCGAACAACCTGTCGCCGCTGACGGCTTCGATTCCGCAGGCAAAGGAACCTGGACGCCAGTCGCCGAGGTATGGGCGGAGGTGGAAGACACATTGCCGCGGCGCGGCGAGCAGGTGACCGACGGCATCGACCTCGTGACCCGGGCCGCTCGGGTGACGATCCGCTACCGCGAGGACATCATGGCCTCGATGCGGGTAACGGTTGGGCGGTACGTGCGCGAGGGTGACGGACAGATCTGGCAGGCCCGTCGCACTGCCCAAATCGTCAGCGCCCCCGCGATACTCGGAAGGCGGGAGGCGCTCGTCTTCATGATCGAGGATTACAGCTCAGCCGGAAACGCTGCCTGATGCCGACAGTGCGCGGCCGGGGTGAGGTTGACGCTTACTTTGCCAAGCTTCCGATCGACCTGACCAAGGTTCTTCGCGGCGCCGCTCGCGCTGCTGCGACAGTGGTCGCCGACGAAGCAAAGGCACGCTCCCGTTCAACCGAGGTCGCCGAGGCGGTCAAAGTTGCGACCAAGCAGGAGGATGACCGGGTCATCGCCAAGGTCCAGGTGAAGGGCAAGGGCGCCTACATCGCCCCTTGGCTTGAGTACGGGACCTCGCCTCACTTCATCAGCGTCGACGAGAGCCAGCGGATGGGGATGAGCATCGGCCGCATCAACCAGATGCACAAGGCCGGTTCCCTGGTGATCAACGGTCAGTTCGTCGGCGCGACTGTCCACCATCCGGGCGCCACGCCGCACCCGTTCCTTCGGCCGGCACTCGACACGAAGGAGGCCGAGGCGGTCGCCCAGGCTCAGCGCTACATCAACAGCCGCATCGCACGCGGCCGGGTCACAGCAGCGCCGGAGGTCGATGAGCAATGACCGGCGCCGACATCATCGGAGCGCTCCTGGTCGCTGACGAGACGGTTACGACGATGGTCCCCGCCGAGAGGATCAAGGCCGGCTTGCTGCCGCCCAACATCTTGCTGCCTTCGCTGCTGGTGCGGCTAGTCAGCTCGCTGGAACGGCAAACCTTGGTCCGCGGCGCCTCCGTCCGGATGGTAGATCGGATTTCCGTGACCGTGCGTGCGAGCACCTATCGTGACCAAGTTGAGATGATCCGTCTGGTCCGCGCCGCCTGTGCAGGGTGGCTTGGCGACATGGCTCCCGCGTCGAAGATCTCCGTCCTGTCCGCCGGCGTCGGTCCCGACGTCCCCGGACCGGGCAACAGCTTTGAGCAGACAATCGATTTCCGGGTCTCGTTCAACGTGCCCGCATGAGGAGCAAGAGCATGGCTGAGAAGACCACCAAGACGAAGGCCCTCGTCCTTCGTGATTTCACCGATGCCGGCACCGGCGAGAACTTCACCAAGGACGCCACGCCTTCGATCGAGAGCGGCGTCTTCGCCAACTACGAGGCCGCCGGCCTCGTGGGGAGGTGCGACACGAAGGCCGCCACCGCCTCACCTGCTTCGTCCGCCAAGGATGAAAACCCGCCGGCTTAGCCGGCCCGCCACCAAGGAGATTGATCATGGGTTCCCAGACTGCGGCGGGCTCGACGCTCGCCATTTCGGCGGCCGCGCCCGCCACCCCCGATGCCGCCGGCTACGCCGCGCTGGCGTTCACCGACATCGGCCAGGTCGAAAAGCTGGGCGGCCTCGGTGCCAGCTATGCCAAGGTCGAATTCCAGCCCCTCAAGGGCGCCAAGCAGAAGTACAAGGGCTCGGCCGACTACGGCACGCTCCAGCCCTCGTTGGCGATCGACTCCACCGACGCTGGGCAGACCCTGCTGCAGACTGCCAGCGACAACGAGACGAACGCTCTCTACAGCTTCAAGGTCACCTACCCGGATGGCGCGAAGCGCTACTTCCAGGGTCGTGTCTTCGGGATGCCGGAGACCACGGATGGCGCCGACACCATGCTGATGGCCAATCCCAGCATCGAGATCTGCACCAAGATCGTGAAGGTAGCCGCCGCCTAACCCCGACAACCCTTTCCGGCACCTAGCCGGACTAACAGGCATCGACCCGCCTCGCGCTCTCGCGGGCGGGGCGGGTCGGTGCACCACCGCGAGAAGGAATAGAAGACCATGGACGCATCGAAGCTCAAGGCGGCCGCGACTTCCGCCATCCACGTCAAGAACGCCGCTGGCGAGCCACTGTACGACGGCGAGGCCCCGGTCCGCATCATCGTCCACGGTCCCGGCAGTCGCGCCTACGGCGAAATCGACACCCGCCAGACTGCCCGCGCGCTGAAGCGCATGAACGACAACGACGGCAAGATGACGGCCGCCACGGCCGAGGAGCGTCGGCAGGAAGCGGCCGAGGATCTCGCCGCTGTGACCATCAGCTTCGAGCACCTAACCTACGGCGACCTGACGGGCACCGAGCTGTTCGAGGCCGTCTACGGCGATCCGCAGCTGGGCTTCATCGTCAAGCAGGTGTCGAAGCACCTGGCTGACTGGGGAAACTTCAAACCCGCCTCGCTCGAGGCCTGAAGCTCTACGTTCGGCAGATGGCGTGGCTCAACGCCACGCCCAAGCTGCCGGAAGGATCCAAGCGGGCGCAGAGAGGCGGATCCTCCTGCCTCAGCCGGATCGAAGAGCTGAAGAAGGACAAGATCTCGCCCCCCATGCCGCCGAACCCGGCGCCGCATCTGATCAATCGCCTGATCGAGATCGGCATCGCCGAGACGGGCGGCATGGGTCCGTCGACGCTTAGCTGGCGCGAGATCGGCGAGTGGCAGCGGCTTACCGGCGTTGAGCTTGAACCATGGGAAGCTCGGCTCATCCGGGATCTCTCGGCCGCGTACATCGCCGAGGGACGCCTAGCTGAGGACCACAACTGCCCGCCACCGTGGCGCGCAGCCATTACGCAGCAAGCGCGCGACGCCGACGAGGCGCGGCTCAGATCCGTCCTCGGATAGCTTGAGACGGCCGTTACGCTCGCAGCCTTGATGAGGAAGGAGGGAACCATGGACGACGGGTTGCCCTCGCTCGAAGTAGGCTTCGCGATCGACACTGCCGGGTCTTTTGAGCAGCTTAGCCGCCTTCAGCAGGTCATGACCTCGACAGAGGCGAAGGTCATTGCCGATGCTTCGAAGATCGAGCGCGCCACCGCGGGCATGGTCAAGCTCGGCGGAGCCTCGGCCGAGATTACCAGCTTCGCCAACGCGTCCACTCAGGCGGCTGCCACCGCTGCAGCAGCCATGGCTCGCGCGACCAAGGCGGGCGAGGCCTTGTCCCGCCAGATGGAGCGGCAGATCACCACCTTCGGCATGAGCCGGGCCGCGGCAGCGGCACTCGCGGCCGAGCAGACTGGCAATGCCGAATTGGCCGAGCGCCTCCGGAGCCAGGAGGCGGCTCTATCGGGCATGCGCGAGAAGGCTGCCGCGGCAACGAACGCCGAGGCGCAAGCGGTGCGTGACGCCGCGGGTGCCTACCGGATGTTCGAAGCGGTGGCGCAGCAGCGCATGGCAGCGTACCGGGAAGAGCAGGCGGCCGAGGCTGCCACCGCCAGGCAGGCAGAAGCCGCACGCACCCGGGCGGCGGCCGAGCAGGCGGTGAACGCCCAGCTGCTCGAGCGGGGCCGCCTGCAGGTGCTGCTTGAACAAAACACCGGGGCTGGCCGAATGTCGGCGACCGACGGCGGCGCTACGTTCAGCGCTCTGGCGGCAAAGGCGGCTCAGGACGAAGCGCGCGCCCAGGCCGATGCCGCCGCCACGGCACAGCGGCTTGCCGCTGCCCATGCGGAACTCGCCGCGAAGGTGCAGGGGTCGTATGCGGCCCAAGAGGCGGACGCGGCGGCGGCGGAGCGCCTGCGGCTCACTACCGACCCCCTCTACGCGGCAACGAAGCGGCTCAACGCGGAGATCGCCGAGAGCACGCGGCTCTACTACTCTGGAGCGACCGCCCCTGCCGAATACGCCCGGCAGCAGGAGGTGCTCCGCGGCCGCCTCGCTGCGGCGGCCAGTGAGCATGAACAGCTCGCAACGTCTGCGGGTCGCAGCGGCTTTGCGATGCGGCAATTTGCCATCCAGCTGCCCGACATCGCCCAAGGCTTGCTTACCGGGCAGAAGCCCATGCAGGTGTTTCTCCAGCAGGGCGGCCAGATCGCGCAGATCGGCATGTTGGCCGAGGGCGGGCTCAAGGGCTTCGCCCTGCAGCTCGGCGGGTTGGTCGCCGCCTTCACGCCGCTCATCGCTGCCGCCGCGCTTGGCGGCGCAGCATTGCTCGGCGTCAAGCAGGCAGCGGCGAGCGATGCCGAGATGAAGAAGTATGCCGAGAGCCTCGGCCTGACCCACGCTGAAATGAAGAAGCTCAAGGACCAGACGGTCACCTGGGGCGACGTCACCAAGGCCACCTTCCAAGTAATCGCCGAGCACGCCGGCTTCACTGCCGGCGGGATCTCGAGCTTCTTCAGCAACGCCTTCCAAAAGATTGGCGAGTTCGGGAAGTTCTCGGTCCAGATCATCCTTGCCGCGTTCGCCAGCGCCGTGAAGGGCATCTACAGCCTGTTTGCGAACCTGCCGGGCATCATCGGCAACGCTGCGGTCGGTGCGGCCAACCTCGCGATCGCCGCCTTCGAGAAAATGGTGAACCTTGGCGTCGCGGCGCTGAACAAGATCGGCAGCACGATAAACGCGGTGTTCAAGACCAACATCGCGCCCGTCGCCGACGTGGCGCTTGGGCGCATCCAGACCAGCTTCAAGGGCACCCTGGGGAATGTCGGCAAAGACATCGGGGCTCAATTCAAGGGCACCTTCGCGGACATCGACCGCGGGTTCGACAAGATCTCTGCCCGCGCGACCCAGAATGCTCGCGAGCGGCTGAAGAACAAGGCAGCGGAGATCATCGCCGACCGCACGCCCAAGAAGCCGCCGAAGCCGAAGGAAGATCACCACGCTGAGCAGCTCGCTCGCGAGGCCGAGGCGACCGAGGCGCAGATCCGCAACCTCTACGCGCTGGCCGATGCCTACCGCGTCTCCGGCGCCGCGGCGCTGATTGCCGAGGCGCGCGTTAAGGCCGAGTCCGACGCGATCAAGAAGCGCGCCGACATCGAGGAGCTGGTCGACCGCCAGATCCGCCTCTCGATCGCCCAGCGGGTCTCCGATGCCGCAAAGGCGACGGCCGGCATGCGGGACCAGGCTTCTGCTCAGGACAAGGTCAACGCGATGGTGGCTGCCGGGACAGTCCCCGCCGAGCGCGCGGCCGAGCTGGTCAAGGGTCAGATTGCCGACCTGCCGCTGCTCGCAGCGGTGGAGGCAGCCCAGCAACGCGGCCTGGTGACCGAAGCAGGCCGGGCAACTGCCGCGCTTGCCGATCAGCGCGCCGAGCGCGAGCGCCTGGCGGCTGTTGAGCGGAAGGCGCAGTATCTCGCAGCTGCCGACCAGGGCGACAAGCAGCTTGCGCAGCTTCGGGAAGAGCTGCGCCTGGTCGGCGCCACCGACGCAGTGCGCGTGCATGCTCTGGCGGTGGTGCGTGCCACCCAGGACGCCGAGAAGTTCAACCCCGAGGACAGGGCCGCCTACATCGCACAGCAGGTCGCGATCGCCGACCAGACCCAGGCGCTGGCAACGGCACAGGACAGCTACAACAATGCTCTGAGCTACACGGCGACGCTGCTCGGGACCGTCAACGGGCAGGCGCAGGAGATGGCGGACAGCCTCTCGGCAGCGTTCGGCAACGTGGGCAGCGGCGTCGGGCAGGCACTTACTGCTCTCACCAGCTATGCCGCCGTCCAGGCCAAGCTCGACGAGGACCATCGCGCGGCCCTGAAGGCGGCCGGATCCGACGCGGCGCGCGCCGCCCGGGCGGATGTACTCTACGCCAAGCAGTCCGGGACGGCACGGCAGCAGGCCACGATGCAGGCGATCGGGGGCCTGAAGTCGCTCTTCAAGGAGCACTCGACCGGCTACAAGGTCATGTCCGACATCGAAAAGGCCTACGCAGCCTTCCAGGCGGCGCAGACCATCGCCTCGATCGCCCGCGACGTCGCCAAGACGGCCTCCAGCCTCGCCAACTCGGCCGCCCGTACCACCGCCAACACGGCCGAGGGCGGTTCGAAGATCTTCGCCGAGCTGGGCCCGTGGGCCTTCCCGGTGGTCGCCGCCATGGTCGCGGTCATCGCGGCGCTGGGCTTCCGCGGCGGCGGTGGCGGTCGGTCGACCGCGCCGATGTCGGCCGACGACCTCCAGAAGAAGGCAGGCACCGGCACCGTGTTCGGCGCTCCGGACGAGAAGAGCGCCAGCATCGCGCACAGCCTCGAGCTGGTCGCGGCCAACACCGACGGCGCGCTCCAGTCCTCGAACGAGATGCTCAAGAGCCTGCGCTCGATCGACACCTCGATCACCGCCATGGCCGGCGCCGTCGCCCAGCAGATCAACGTCGCTGGTTCGCTGTTCGACACGTCCAAGCTCAACCTCGGCTCGAGCGGCAGCGGTGGGTTCCTCGGGATCGGCGCCAAGAACACCACGCGAACCCTCTACGACGCCGGGATCACGCTTGCGGCCACCACCGTCGGCAACATCGTCGCCAACGGTATCAGCGGCAGCACCTATCAGACGGTCGAGCAGATCAAGAAGAAGAGCGGCTTCCTCGGGATCGGCGGCAGCACAAAGACGAGCTACCAGACCTCGAACAGCGGCCTCGACGGGTCCATCACCAGCGCCGTCCAGAGCGTCATCGTCAACCTGCGCAACGGCCTGGTCACCGCGGCCGGCGCCATCGGCATCGATGGTGCCAAGGCGATGCTCGACAGCTTCCAGGTGAACATCGGGAAGGTCTCCTTCAAGGACATGTCCGGCGCCGAGATCAAGGACCAACTCAACGCCATCTTCTCCTCGGTCGGCGACCAGATGGCATCGTCCATCTTCCCCATGGTCACCCAGTTCCAGAAGGTCGGCGAGGGCGCGTTCGAGACGCTGGTGCGGGTCGCCTCGACCTTCCAGGCGGTCGGAGACTCGCTCAAGATGCTCGGCACCAGCGCCGCCAACCTCGGCATCGCTGCGCGCATGGGCCTTGCCGACCAGTTCGAGACGATCGGCGACCTGACCAGCACGGTGAACGCCTACTTCAAGACTTACTACTCTGAGGCCGAGCAGAGCGCAGCCAAGACGGCGCAGCTCGCCACCGTGTTCGCCAGCCTCGGCCTGTCGATGCCGGGCACCCTCGCCGGCTTCCGCCAGCTGGTCGAGGCACAGGACCTGACCACCAGCGCCGGGCAGGAGGTATATGCGACCCTGCTGAAGATCGCGCCGGCCTTCGCCGACCTGCAATCCTCGCTGGAGGGCGCGAAGAGCGCGGCCGACGTCCTGAGCGAGCGCCAGAACCTCCAGCGGCAGCTGCTTGAGCTGCAGGGCAACACGGCCGAGCTCCGCCGCCTCGACCTCCTGAAGCTCGACGAGAGCAATCGGGCGCTGCAGCTGCAAATCTGGGCAATTCAGGACGGGCAGGACGCTGCGAAGGCGGCCGACGATCTGCGCAAGGCGTGGACCTCGGTCGGCGACAGCATCATGGACGAGGTCAAGCGCATTCGCGGACTGTCGGACGGGACCGGCGCCGGCACCTTTGCCTCGCTGCTCGGCCAGTTCAACGTCGCGACCGCCTCGGCCCGCATCGGCGACCAGGATGCCGCCAAGTCGCTGCCGCAGCTGTCGCAGGCGCTGCTCACCGCTGCGGCGAATGCCGCAACGAGCCGGCAGGAGCTGGACCGTATCCAGACGGAGACGGCCAACAGCCTGCAGGCGACCTATGGCCTGATCAGCAATTTCGGCGACGCTGCCTCGGCCAGCTCGAACGCCGCGCTGCTCAATGCCGCGGCGGCCACTCAGGCCGCGGCGCCGGCGACGAACGACAATGGCAGCGCGTCGCTCGTCGACGAGGTCCGGCAGCTGCGCGAGGAGGTCGCCCAGCTGCGCGCCGACAACAATGCCGGCCACGCCGCCACCGCCAGCAACACCGGCAAGGTCGCGCGTATCCTCGACACCGTCACCGCCGATAGCGGCGGCAACGCTGTAGCGACGGTGATCGCGGCGTGAGGGCAGAACGGCCGCGCGGGCCGCGGACCAGCCTGCTGCTGGCCGGCGATCAGGCCGGCGGGAACCTCCTACTTGGTGGCGACCAAAGCAGCGGTGTGGCCGTCATCGATCTTGGCGAGCTTGAAGTCTCGCCGACGATCGGCATCACCGATTATAGCCGCAGGGTAACCGACGACTTCGGGGTGACCACGGTCGCCAAGCGGGGCTTCTCGCGAACGATGTCGGTCCGCTTGGCGCTTCCCTCCAGCCATGTTGACGCTGTCCAGCGCTCGCTCGCGAGTGTCCGCTCTACGGAGGTTCGGTGGGTTGCCGATGACCGCTACGACTGGCTGAGCGTCAACGGCTTCTATAAGGACTTCAGCCTCGACCTGGCCGTGCCGCCGACTAGCTTCTGCACGCTCACCATCGAGGGCTTGGCCGAGACCGAGACAACCGCCGACGACGGTTCCGATCCGGCGCCTGACAGCCCCTCTACCCTCAAGCTGCTTGAGCCCATGGCCGTAGTAGGGGCGGCGCTGGCGTCCAGCACGGTGCCGGAGAACGACTTTCCAGCTTGGGCCAACCAGACCGGCTATGCGCAGGGCAGCCGGGTCATCAGCACGGCTACCCACCGCATCTACGAGTGCTCCGTACCAGTCAGCCTCAACCGTGATCCGACGACCACGCCGGACGATTGGACGGACGTCGGGCCGACGAACCGCTGGGCGATGTTCGATCAGGCGCTAGGCACCGCAACCAGCGGCGCGCGCTCGATGCAGGTAGAGATCAACGCCAGCGGCGTTGACGCCGTGGCTCTCCTCAACGTGGTCGGATCCTCTGTTCGGGTCCAGGCGCCCGGCTATGACCGAATGACTGCCGTTTCCGCGGGGACGATCGGGTTCCTTGATCTCCCGCAGACCACTGGCAGGGTCACTGTCACTATCACCGGTGCGGGCACGGTGTCCGTTGGCACGCTGATTCTTGGCACTGTCCGGACCCTCGGCATCACCGAAGCCTCACCCACAGCGGGGATCAACGACTACAGCAAGAAGACCATCGACGAGTTCGGCTCGGCCACCGTTGTGGCGCGCTCCTGGGCCAAGAAGATGAACGTCCGGGCGCTGATCCGGACGGAGGCACTCGACCTCGTCGCCAACCGGATCGCCTCGGTGCGTGCCACGCCCTCGCTATGGATCGGCGACGAAGGCACCGACAGTCTGACCATCTACGGCTTCTTCAAGGATTTCTCGATCGAGGTCGGCGATACAGTCAGCACGCTTGCGCTGTCGGTGGAGGGCCTGTCCGAGGCGGCGCCGCTGGCCGGCACGCTGTCCGATCTGATCGACTCGCTGCTGCCAAAAGTACAATGGTCCTCGGACGGGCTGGGAGGCGCCGGCGCTTCCGCCTGGCACGAGACCTATGTCGATCGGCAGGACTTCTTCCAGCGTCAGTCGACCGACAACGGGATCACATGGGGACCTGCCATCCGGGTCGTAGCATCGGACCGCAATGCCGATGGCGGCGGGAACATGCTGGCCACGCCCGATGATCCCTCGAGCTGGATCCTGAGGGCCGGTGCGGTCACCAGCGATGCCCTGCACTTCGCTACGCCCTTTGTCGCTCTGCAGCATGATCTGGACTCGGTGGTCTGGAGCGCGCCCTTCTCGGTGATCGGGGGCGAGACCCTGTTCTTCACTCATAGTGTCGTCGCGGACCAGGCTGTCCCGCAAGGCCTCGATACGAGCGCCGGCCTCAACCTGTTCGCGGCCGACGGGACGGCTCTCGAGCCCGTGAACGTGCTCTCGGCCGCGGTCACCACCGCCGAGGCGGTCACGGGCAAGTTCAGGCGCACCGGCTCGATCGCGGTGCCGCAGGAGCGGGCTCCAATTGGCGGCGGCGCCCTCAAGGTGGTGGCGCAGGCGGCCTTCTACTCGATTCGCGAGGGCGGCGCTGCCGGCGGTACCTTCTATGTTGGTGAGCCCTTCGTCTCTCGCTTCCAGCCCGGCGACGTCACCAGCGTGGTCGACGGGCCCGGGTCGGTGACGTTCAAGTTTGCGTCCGACGGCACGCCGGAGGGCGGCGAGTTCCCGCGCGACCTCTACTATTCGGTGACCTCTGCGGCCGGAGCCGTGACGCCCGACCGGTGGGATTACGTCGTCTTGGAAGGGGCGGTGAACAACATCTCAGCTGGTCCGACGGTCACTCTGCTCGACGCTCCTGGCGTGCTGCACATTGCCTCGATGCAGAGCGACAGCGCGACGATCGTCGTGCGGGCCATCAAGAACGGCGCGACGCTTCAGCACACCCTGGTCCTCAACCGCCTAACGGCGCCGCCACCGGCACCGGGCACCACCACGACAGCTCCGGCACCCTCCGGCGGTGGTGCTCCCGCGACCAGCACAGCTGGCAGCTCACAGTCGAGCGGCTTTGCGGCGTACAGCAGCACTAGCCCTGCAGCGGTCAGCGCTGCGCTTGGGATCAACGTCACGGGCTCTTCGGCGACAATCTCCGTCAACCTGTACGGCTCGCCGCAGCGGGCCGGCGGCGCGGACGACTGGACCAACTGGATGAAGGTCCAGCACGAGACCGCTCCCGGCTCGGGCGTCTGGGTCGACGTGGGGGGAGAGGAGGGGCCTACCTCTAGCGCCGTCACCGTCGACTATCAGGACACGGTGCCCCCTCGGCAGGTCACCTATGCAGACCCCGCCCACTTCGAGTTCAGCCGGCAGGCAACAGGCCTGGCTGCCGGCAACCACAACTTCCGGGTGGTCGCGCGGTGCAGCGCGGCTAAGCTTCACTACGTGACCGGCTCGGTGTCCACGGCTACGCCATGACTCTCCTTTCCTTCCGCAACTCGATCACCGGCGAGATCCACGTCTCCGGGAGCCCGGAGGGCTATGCCGGAGAGGAATGGGAACTGGTCGCAGAAGGCGCCGACCGGCCCGATCCGGCGGCCGAGATCGTTGAAGGTGCCTGGCAGGTGCCTGTCGCGGTCCTGCAGCAGCGTCAGTGGGCGCGTGTCAAGGCGATCCGCGGCGAGCGCGAGCTGCTTGCAAGCACGCCGTTTGGAGTGGTGCAGAGCGACCAGGCGTCCAAGCTCAACATCAACGGCCTAGTGATGATGGCGCAACTGCAGGGTGCCAGCTTCTCGGAGGAGTTCACCCTTGCCGACAACACGATCGCAGGGCCGCTGAGCGGGCAGCAGATGGTGCAGCTGGGCATGGCGGTCGGGCAGCATGTCAGCGCTGTCTATGCACGAGCGCGGGCGCTGCGGGATGAGATCGAGCAGTCGAGCGATCCCGCCTCGGTCGACATTGAGTCAGGCTGGCCGTGAGCAGCTTCACTGCCCCGCTATTACTCGAGGCAATGCCCGAGGAGCGCAATGGCGAGGGGTTGTTCCGAGTGGCCGAGGCCTTCGGCTATGAGATCGGCAGCAGGGGCTCGGGCGACTGGGTCTGGGTGCCGGTCGGCTTCATGACCGACCTTTGCACGGTGCCGTGGTTCGCCCGGCCCTTCATTCCGCTGTCGGGAAAGGTGGCCAAGCCGGCGCTTTTGCACGACTGGCTGCTGACCAACGGAGATCCGCGCGCGATCGCGGTCTTTGCGGAGGCTCTGAAGGTCGCCCAGGTCCGTCGAGGTCGGCGAGGGGTGTTGCTCGCTGCCGTGAAGTTGTGGGCATGCTGGAGGCGGGTACGCGCGACGGTGATCGGCCGACCCGCAACACAGGGCGCGTAGGCGGGGCCGTCAAACGGAAGAACAAAGGTGCACGATGCTTTGCCTGGGGAGGGGTCTCCTCGGCGCAGGATCATGCCCGTCGGAGTGCTTGAGGCATGAACGAAATCAACGTGAGCGATCGCCTTCTTAGCGATCTGCCTCCAGCCGCCCCCCTGGTCGGCACCGAGACTGTGTACATCGAGCAGAACGGCAACAGCCGAAAAGTGCCGATGAGTGAGATCGCGATCTTAGCGCTCCACAGCGTGCTCACGTCCCAGTTGCAAGCCCTTGTCGATTCCGCGCAGATGTATGCTCAACAGGCGCAGGATGCTGCCGATAGAGCGCAAGGCAACTTGGGTTCTCTTGCCCTTACCGGGAACCAGCTTGCAGTTGGCGTCGCTGCCAATGGCACCATCACGGGAGCGACCGACGGATCGATTATTTCGATCGCGAACGCGCCCTCCGGTTTCACCGTCAATTCGGCGGCGCGCACCTGGGCGTTCACTGGGAACGCGGCTGAAGGCTCAGGCAACCTGACGCTCACGGAAACCTTGGCAGGCAAGAGCCCCAAGAATACTTCTGTCGCGTACCGGGTGCGTCCCGCCCCCTCGGCGATGTCTCTCGGCGACAGCACCATCGCCGTCTACAACACATACGGCAGCGTCCTCCGCAGCTATGTCGACACGACGCTGGCGAAAACCGACCTCGCAGTTGCGGGCAACACGATCGCCCAGCAGCGCGCGGCGCTGGACGCTTCTTCGGCCGCTGCTGGTGCCGTCTGGCTCGTGATCCAGGTCGGTCACAATGACCTAGATAGCACGCTGAAGTCCACCCTTCAGCTCATCACCGAATACCAGTCTTTGGTCGATGCGGCCCGGGCAAAGATGGCGCCGGGCGCGAAGATCCTCGCCGCGAAACTTACGCCTGCAAAGCTGCGCTACATGGCCGCTTATCCGGATGGCGCGGCCAGCCAGCAAATGGCGATGGATCTCAACGCCTCGATTGCCGGAACGCCGAACCCCGGCTTCCCCGCGATCACCGGTGTCGATGGCCGTATCACCTCGCACTATGACTCGCTGAACGACGGCTCGGGCAACCTTGCGGCTGCCTATGACTCCGGTGACCACATTCACGAGAACGGCGACGGGCGGGCGATCATCGGCGCGGCCTGGACTGCGGCCCTGAACGCGCTTGGCGTGCTCGGCACTGCCCCGCACACCACGCCCTACGGCCCGGAATTGGTCACCAATGGAGACGTCTCGAACGGTACGACCGGGTATACCGCAGGCGGCGGAACCACGATCGCCGCGGTGTCCGGCCAGCTGAAGGTGGTTTCCGGCGGCGACTCCAATGCCGCTACCCAGGACATCTTCACCCTGATGCAGGGCAAGGTCTACAACTTCCGCGCGACCATGACGCCGAGCTCGCTGGATCGCGCCCGAATCGAGCTGCTCGGCGCCACTACGGCCACGTTCTATTACGCGAACACCGCCAATGGCGTCGTGGATGCGCAGTTCACTGCTTCTGGAACCAGCTTGCGCATTGGGTTAGAAGCCGCGTCAGCGACCGCCTGGGCTGCCAACGGCGAGTTCGCGCTGTTCGACAATATCAGCGTGCGGGAGGTCTACTGACGAGCAGGATGAAGTCTCATGCGGGCTCGTTTTTAGTCCTTCGACGCGTAAAGCATGTGCCGGGTCCAGCGGCGTTCGTGGGTCCGCCCTTCGACCTTGAAGCCCTGCGCCTCGAGAGCCGCCCGGACCGCGGCTTTTGTCCTGAAGCCATCGTCTCCGGTAGCATCGGCCACGAAGTCGTGGCAGGAAATCGCTAGGCGCCTGATCGGCACATTCCCGAAGCCCTGCACTGCCAAGCGCTCGGCGCCTTCGATGTTCATCTTGAGGAAGTCCAAGCGCTCGACGCGATGCTCTGCACATAGCGACGCAAGTGAGCGGGTCGGCACCCGGTCACCGGCCTTGCCAATGCTGTTGGCGAGATGGTTCTCGCCGCTCGCGATCGAGGTTTCGCCATCGCGATCGGTGAGAGCGCAGAACAGGGGTGTGACGTTCGGCAGCTTGGACAGCGCGATCGTCTTGGTGAGGCAGCGAAAGGTGCCGGGATGCGCCTCGACCGCGTAGACGCGTCCAACCATGGGGGAGAGGGTCACCACCTCGTCGCCCATGCCGGCCCCCACATCGAATACGACGTCGCCGTATTTCGGGGTGTAGCGCCACAAGAACTCGTCCCGCGTGGCGGCGTCGACCATGCTTAGCCGCTTGGCGTGAACATCGGGGCTGGCGAAGGTGGTGCGGCCCTGCTCGTGGATCCAGTCACCGTCGGCGTCGATGTGGAAGCGCCGCCCACGCCCGATCGCATTGGCAGCGACGACTGCCAAACGACCCTGACCGGCACGCCTGAGCCGCTCGATACTGCCGAACGCCAGTGCCGAGAGGTTCAGCGTCATGCTCTGTCCTGCGCTACCGCCACGATCGCCGGCGGCCTTGATCGGCCATTTGAAGGGGTCAGTCGCAACAACCGGCGGGACGCCTGGGTGAGTGGTCGCTCGACCCACCAGTGGAAAGGAAAGCTGGCCGCCACGCAGACGAGCGGCATCAGGGCGAGCTTCAGATAAGGGTTGGCGGGAGCGAGCAGCAAGATAGTTGGGTGGACCAGGTATAGGGAATAGCTGGCGTCGCCGCCCTCCACGATCCAGTCCCACAAACGGCCTCGAAACGCCCCCTCCCACTGGAGCGCGCCCCACACGATCAGGGCGGCGAACGGACCCCAAAGGAATGCTCGGGAGGTGAAGCCCAGCATGTGGTCAGGCCAGCCAAACTCGGGCCGACCCAGCAACGGGATCGCGATGATGCCCGCAAGCGCTGCGAGCAAGCCGATCGCGCGGAAGCGGGTCAACGGAAGACAGGCGATCAGAACCCCGGCGAGGAACTCAAGCACCATAGGATTGCCGAGGTAGGCGAATAGCGGGTGCGCGCCGGCATAGCCGAAACCAAGGAACAGCAGGTAAGCAAGCCCGAGCAAGGGTATTGTCCGGCGGCTCCATAGGACGAGCCCGGCACCGAGATAGAAGAGCATTTCGAAGCTGAGCGTCCACCCAACGACGAGGAACGGTAGCTTCAGCTCGCCGAACCATGGCCAGAGCGTCAGCGAGGTGAGCAGGCGCTGTAAGCTCCCATCCCACCCCATGACGAGCAGCGGAACCGACGCGAGCCAATAGATCGGGTAGATCCGGGTCAGGCGATCTGCCGCAAACTCCAGGGCTGACCGATCGCTGAGCAGCCGGGTAATGATGAAGCCGGAAATAACGAAGAACAGGTCGACGCCGGCGGTCCCGGGTAGGAAATAGCCGCTTGCGCAATGCGCTAGGACGACCAGCCCGGCAGCGGCGAAGCGAAGAGCCTGGACAGTCTCAAAGCGCCGGGGGGGCAGGGAAGGCTCGTTACGCGTCACCTCGGCTTACTACCAGACGATCATATTTTCGCAGTCCTCGCACCGGCCGAATTCGCCCTGGATCGGCCGTTCGTGGCAGCTGCAACACATCCCGGGCGGCGCCTCAGTGGTGAGGGTGCGCCACAACTTGCGAAGATCGCCCACCATCCAATCGAGCACCTTGCCCGGCAGGAAAAAGACGGTGCGCCACAACAACATGCTGCTGGCCTAACACCGACTCACAAGAAAGATCAATGAACATGGTCAGCGTCGCAACAGGGCGTGAGATGTCTCAGCCCTATGACCGGTCAGCACCGATGGAAGCGGTCGGATGAACAGGTCGGAGGCATTCCTGCTGTGGACGCTCTGCTACTTCGCGGCGCTCACGGCCTTCGCTGCGCGGATCGCGCACCAGCTCTTCAGCCTCGGTAGCGAGCCGCCCGAAGATCCCGTTGAGCTTGCTCATTGGCGGCGGCGCCGGCGTTGGCTCATGACCTCCGAGTTTTCGGCACTGCCGATGTTCGCCACCCTATCGGTCCTCGCGGCTGAGCAAGGCTGGGTCAGCCCAGTGACCGCGGTGATTGCTGCCCTGTGTGCAGGCGCGCTGGGCTTCGCCTTCTTTCTTCATGCCCTGGAGGCTGTCGTAATGCGGAGGATCAACTCATGACCTTCGACCCGCTCGCCGTAGTGGAGATCGCCTCGATGGTGAGCAGCGGACTGTCAGCCGGAGGACTGATGAAGGCCGCGCGCGCGGCCCAACTCCTGCGCAAGCCCGAGCTCGAGCGGCTCGGCGATGCCGTCGCCGCAGCAGTGCCGCTCCCGGACGACGACGCCTTTGCCGAACTGCTCGGCCGCTTGGACGAGGTCACGTCCCCGGCTCGCCACTGATCCCTCCCTCGGAGACCGACAATGCTGCGATTTATGCAAACGCGCCTCGCCGGCGCGGTCGACCATCTGCGCGTCCGCCTGGTGGACGATGTCCACTGCTCATGGCGTTGGGCTACGACCTGGCTCAATCTGGCGGGGACTGCGGTCCTGACCTATGCGCTCGAGCATGAGGCGGTGGTCAACACGCTGCTGCCCTTCCTCCCGGCGTCGCTGAAGCCCTACTCACCAATTCTCGGCCTGCTTTGGGGCGTCTTGGTCCAGGCTGCCCGCAGCATGAAGCAGCAGCGCTCGTGATGAGCTATCGATCTTCCGAGCCCCCGCCCGGCCGTCCGCCGCGGCTCGCGGCCGCGATCGCCGCGGCATGTGCCATGTGCACGCCGCTGACGGTCGCCAGCGAGGGCACGGCCCTCAGGCCTTATTGGGATCCGGCTCACATCCGCACGGTTTGCAATGGCGAAACCGAAGGGGTCGAGGAGCGCGCCTACAGCCGGGGGGAGTGCGGTACCATGCTGCGGCGGCGGCTAGCGCGCGACTACGCGCCGAGGCTCCTGCAGTGCCTGCCCAACCTAGCCGACGATCGTCGGACGCCAGTCTTCGCCGCCCTGCTCGACGCAAGCTACAATGCTGGCTGGCCTGCGGTCTGCAGCTCGCCCATGGCGGCCCGAATTCGGGCCGCGGACTGGCGCGGCGGCTGCCTTGCTTTGACCGCGCGCTACCGCCTACCTGGGCTCGGCAGACCTTCAAACGGTTGGTTCACCACGGCTCGCGATCGCCGGACCGGCGCCAGGACCGAACTCCGAGGGCTAATTGCGCGGCGCCAGAAGGAACAGGCCCTCTGCCTAAAGGGTGCGGCATGAACCCGTGGCTGGCAGGCTCCGCGGCGATCGCTGTGTTGGCAGCCGCGGTGGGCGGGTACCTGGAGGGCAAGTCGGCAGGCGTCCACCAGGAGGAGGCCGCGGAACTGAAGCGCGAGCGAGAGCAGCAACTCTCAGCTGAGCGGATGCAACGATCTATCGACGAATATGAGCGGGCCAGCGCGCAGCGCGAAGCAGGCCGGCAAGCGGAGGTGCGCTATGTCTATCGTGAGGTGCCGCGGGTGGTCGCGGGTTCTCCTGTGTATCGGAACGGCTGCCTCGACGCTGCTGGTATCGAGCTGCTCGACCGTGCGGCCGCCAGCGCCAACAGCGAAGGTGGCGCAGCGACTCCTGGCAGATCCGCCGAAGCTGCCGGCAGTGCAGCGAACGATGGATCCGGTAACCGGCAGAGTGACCGCTAACGGCGGGCAGCTGCTCGCGAGCTTAGCCGAGATCTACGATGTTGCGGGGGCCATCCGATCTCAGCTGGTCAGCCTCATCGCCGAAGTAAAGCTGCGCGATCAGGGCGCCGCATCTAACCCAAAGAAATAGAACACGTCCGCTGCCGCGGCGAACGGGTATTAAACCCTTTTTGCGGCCGAGCGGGGGTGCCCTGGTGGAACAGGGCAACCGACCGGGAAGGCCCCGGTCACGACGCAGCAGGCCGTCGCTGGCCGCCCCGCACCCGTGCACCGGGCGGGGTCATGTGGATCCCTAATCATCATGGAAAGCTCAACAATCGAAGTTAAGCCGGTGGTACCCGTAGCACCTTACATCGGCGGTAAGCGCAACCTCGCGCGCCGCCTTTGCTCAATTATCGATGGAATGCCCCATACTGCCTACGCGGAGCCGTTCGTCGGGATGGGTGGCGTCTTTCTCCGCCGCAGCCGGCGACCGCGCTGCGAAGTCATCAACGACATCAGCGAGGACGTCGCAACCTTCTTCCGAATTCTGCAGCGGCACTACGTTGCCTTCATGGACATGCTACGCTTTCAGCTCACCACCAGGGCTGGCTTCGAGCGCCTGATCAGAACCGACCCCGCAACGCTCACCGACCTCGAGCGAGCGGCCCGCTTCCTCTATCTCCAGCGCGCGGCGTTCGGGGGGAAGGTCGTCGGACGAAACTTCGGCGTCACGCTCGACTCCGGCGCCCGCTTCGACGTCACCAAGCTCGGGCCTATGCTCGAGGACCTGCACGAGAGGCTAGCCGGGGTTGTGGTCGAGCGGCTACCGTTCGGGGACTTCATCAGCCGGTACGACAGACCCGGAACCCTGTTCTACCTCGACCCACCGTACTGGGGCTGCGAGGAAGATTATGGTTCCGCGTTCGAGCGGGCGGACTTCGAACGCTTAGCCGAGCAGCTGGCCCGCATCAGCGGGCACTTCATTCTTTCGATCAACGACACGCCCGGCGCTCGTGAGGTGTTCGGCCGCTTTTCAATCGACGAGGTGGAGACAAGCTACACGATCGGCACCCGGTCCGCAGGCGCTAAGAAGGTCGGCGAGCTGATCGTCCGAGGTGGAAACCGCTGCTGAAGGTCGGGGTACGGGTGGGGGTATTAGCCTCCGCCCATCCCGTCGAGAAATGGCGGATTTCACCCATGTCTTACCCTGAGCGCGGCGGAGGACGTGTCCGCCGCGCTTGGGTGCCGCGCCCTGGTCAACCGCTCGCCACCCACCCCGCTTATTTCGGACCAACCTCGGTTAGTCACGAACCTACGGGCCTAAGCCTCGTCCGTTGCGAGCGCGGCGGAGCAACTCCTAGCACATAACATCACGGGATCTCCATGCTCACCAACGCGACCGTCCAGGCCGCGCGGCCGCGGCCGCGCGCCTACAAGCTGCACGACAGCGGCGGGCTTCACCTTCTTATCCGGCCAACCGGGTCCAAGTCCTTCCGCATGAAGTTCCGGCGTGGAGGGAAGGAGCAGCTGCTTACCTTCGGGCGATGGCCTGAGCTGACCCTCGCAGCGGCGCGCGGTCGACGCGACCAGGTGCGCGAGCAGCTCGACCGCGGCGTTGACATAAACGTCAACGACGCGGCCGGTGGTCAGTCCTTCGAGCAGCTCGGCCGCCGCTGGCATGCCGAGCAGGCCGAGCATTGGTCCGCCGCACACGCGAGTGATGTTCTCGCGAGCCTCGAGCGCGACGTCTTCCCGGCGATCGGCAGCCGGGTGCCGGCGGAGATCCGCGCTCGCGACGTTCGCGATCTCCTCCGGATCGTCGAGGCACGCGGGTGCAAGGAGAGCGCCCGTCGGATCCGCGAGCGCATTTCCAGCATCTTTCGGCTCGGCATTCACGACGAGCTTTGCGAGCAGGATCCTGCCGCGATCGTCGCCGATCGTCTTGGCCCGCGGCCGCTCCAGCGCCCCCAGCCTGCGTTGACCAACCTCCCCGACGTGCAGCGGCTGGCATCCCTCGTCGACCGAACCCCGTGGCCAACTGTACCGCGCCTGGCGTCGGCCTTCCTCGCGCTCACCGCGGTCCGCCTCGGCGCACTCCGCGGCGCCCGCTGGTCAGAGATTGAGGACCTGGACGGCGCCAGCCCAGTCTGGCGCATCCCGGCGGCGCGAATGAAGCTGCGCAAGGCCAAGAAAGCCGATCCATCGGCCGAGCACCTGGTGCCGCTGTCGGCACAGGCCGTGGCGGTGCTCTCGAGCCTCAAGCCGCTGACCGGCGGCGGCGAGCTCATCTTCCCCGGCCGCCGACGCGGTGCGCCGATCGGCGAAGGCGCGCTGCGCGACCTCTACGCCGCCGCGGGGTATTCCGGGCGGCATGTGCCCCACGGCTGGCGGGCGAGCTTCTCGACCATCCTCAACGACCGCTTTCCCGAGGAGCAATCCCTTATCGACCAGGCGCTCGCCCATGCGGGCCACAAGGGCAAGGTCGAGGCGGCTTACAATCGGGCCCAGCACTCTGCGCGGCTGCGCGATCTGTTCCAACGCTGGGCGGACCTTCTGTCGCCCGCCGACCGCGCGACCGACACCCAGTGCGGTGGCACGCACCTTGCCGCTCTCCCCCTGGAGAGCCACCGCGACGGCGATTAGCCGGCGCGCGCAGCATCGCCGCCGAAACCGGCGGTTAGGTTTTCGTGCTGCAGGTTGAGCAGGTTCAGGCCGGAATCGAACTAGCGCCGCGCAAAGCGCGTCCTTTTATTCTCCATCACCCGGATTCTGGCCCTTTCGTGAACTCGCGCTTGTGTCGAGTGCGCGCCCCATCGCGGCAAGAGCGTCTCCGAGCGCGTCGTCGCCGGCGATGAACCGGGCCTGCTGCTCGGCAGAAACGCCGGCGAGCATCGCCTCCGTCTCGGCAAGGTGCGCCTCGCGCCTTGCCGCCTCGCAGTCCGGAGGAGGCGCGTTGCCCAAGACCTTTCGCATCCAGGCCGCCGCTGCTTTAGGCAGGCGGCTGATGTCGAAGCCGTAAGCATTGGTGATCTGCCGAACCTGCGGTCCGGCGGCGCCGGCATTATCGGTAGGCTCGGTACGCCTGACCCAATCCAAGAAACCGTGAGCCTTCAGCCGCGCCAGCGCGCGCACCACGGCAGCCCGGGACCGCCTGAGCTTGTCGCAGATCGTGTCGATCGCCGGATCGAGGCGTCCCGTCTTCCAATCGGCGAAACGGTTCAGCAGGACCTTGAGGACCTCGATCCCGATGGCCCCGATCGGGCCGTTCCACCGCCCAGCCTGCTTGTGCTTCCGGTCGTAGAACTCGGCCGCCTGCAGCAAGGCAGCGCAAAAGCGCCGCGCCTCGCGCCTGGTCGCGCCCAAAGGCCGCCAGATCCTCTCCTCGCGCTCACCCCGGTGCCGGCTGTCTCGCCGAACTGGTTGGAACGTCCGCCTGGCCTTCGATGGCTGGGCGCCAGCGAGGACCTCTCCCAGAGCCCGCGCGGTCAAGACCGCGCCTCCACGCTACGCCCATTGTGGCCGCTGGGAGACGCGCACGTTGCTCCCCCCTTCATTGGCGACATCGCCCATCCCCAAGTCAGCGGCCACGGCTGTCAGACTGTGGCGCGCTTCAGGCGATGTATGTCGGCGTTCGAGTCCCCTCCTGGGCACCAATCTCCGGCGGCCATGTCGCCGGCGGTTGCAGCGATGCTCTTTGTCCTACTTCCTCAGCAGGTCGCGGAAAAGCTCTTCCCATTGCGGCACGATGGCGTCGCGGCTGAAGTCGTGCACCCGCTGGAGGCCACGCGCGGCCAGTGTCTCGCGGCGGCCAGCGTCGGCGAGCAGCTGGCCCAACGTATCGACCCAGGCGTCGAGGGTGGGCTGGCGGTCCTTCGCGGGGATCGGCATGAGGATGCCGTGATCGGACCATTCGGCGGCGCGGATCGGCTGCGTGGGTTCCGCGTTGGTGGGAGCGAGGATCTCGCGGGGACCGGTGGGACAGTCGGACGAGACGACCGCCGTGCCGCAGGCCATCGCCTCGCATAGCGCCAAGGGGAAGCCTTCCCAAGCGGAGGGAAAGGCGAAAAGGTCGCTGGCGGCAATGAGCTTGAACGGGTTCTCGACGAAGCCGAGGCAATGAACGTCGGCAGCCGGATCCAGCCCGGTCCACGGCGAGCTCAGGCTTAGCCCCGATGCGGCTACCTGATCCAGGAAGGCGCCGCGGCGCGGACCATCCCCAAGTATGAGCAGACGGCAGGGCTGGCGCTGCCTGAGGTCGGCTAGGATCGCGAGCAGCGGCGCCTGGTTTTTCTGCTCGGCCATCCGGCCAGACGTGACGATCACCGGAACCGAGCCGAAGATCCCGGCCTCAACCTCGGCAAGCGGCTCCGCGGCCAGCGCGCGGATCCGCTCGAGATCGAAGAAGTTGTTGATGACGCGCGGGTGGCGGACACCCATCGTGCGGAGCTCGCGCGCGATGTCGCGGCTGACGGCGACGACCGCGTCAGCCGAGCGGAGTGCGAGCGGAAGGAGCAGGTGCCGGCGGATCGTTCCAAGCGCTCCGCTGATGTCCTCGTTTCCGAGGATGGAGCCATGCACGACGGCGACCCGCTTCGCCCTGCCTCTGCTCAGCAGGTCGACATATTGGGCGCCTTCGAGATGGCTGACGCTGATGTCGCACCGCCACTCTCTCTTGAACGCGCGATAGCGGGTGGCGCGCTCGAAGAAGCCGGCGACCCTCCGCCGGGGCGAACCGCCGCCGGTCACGTCGAGGCTGGTCACCTGGCCGCCCGCATAGTCGACCCCGTCCGCCCGGTTGAACACGACTTCCCGGACCTCGGCGAAATGGGCGAACGCCTCGGCATGATCGCGCACGACCCGCGCCGCGCCGCCCATCGAGAGTTCGGTGACGAGAAGCGAAATGCGCAA